GCTTTCCTACTGGCGTTACTACTGGTATTATTCAGGGCTACACTAGCAGTCCTCGACGCGTACAAGAGCAAATTGAATCTCAACAACAAGGATTGCAGGTACATCAACGGGATTATCAACGCGCTCAGAACCAGCTGGACAGTCCTCTTGGTCAGTATGAAAACACCCCCACCCCATTAGACAATGGTGACGCTACTCTTTTTGGTCAGCAGATAGAATCTCTGGGATCAGATGTTCAGCAACTCTTGTTTGATACACCTCTTGTAAGTCAGGGCAAATCCAGCTTGACAGGCGATGATTTAATGCAGGATTACATGGACAAGCAATCCATTCAGCCTGATTGGATTACGGATTTTATTATTGATCCTGACGGAGTATATGACAAAATATACAGAGGTGAATTATCAATGACGCAGCAAAAAGCTGCACATAGTTACAACTTCATGAAGTTCGCTCGTCAATGGCGCAATGGTTCGGTAACGCGTGCCATGGCGAATGCGAATTTAAATTTATTCAGGACTCGGCTAGAGATGTATGTACAGGCTGCCCCTCGTGTCGATGGGAAGTTATACTCCAGTTTGGATAAAGTCATGGCTGTAAATGCCTCTGGATTAAGTCCTGAACGAGGTGAGGAACTAGCGGGAATGTATGAGCAGTTCAAGATGGGCTCAGGGGAGCTTGAGACCCGTATCAATAGTATAGTAGATGACGCTCAGTGGGCAGTCGATCAGCTCCCTGCCGATCAAGATAGACTTGTAGTAACAAAATTACCAGCTGAAGATTATTTGTCGGGAGCCTTCTTAGAGCATCCGGATTATCAAGCATACCAGAAGTACAGGGGGGCTGATCAGGGTATAGGGGCAATGGAGAGCCTCTCCACGGGCTTTGAAAATTATCTGTTTAACCAAAGGTTCTTCACACCCCATAGTATCCTGGACAGGATGCGGATGACCACCGAAGACGTCGTGAATTTGTACATAGATAATTTCGCTCAGAAAACGTATGGCCAAGATGCGGGATCGACGCCCACAGACATGAACATTGCTGAGCTTTATGGAAGTGCTCGGAAAAGCTCAATGCATGATAAAGTTCCTGTGCATATGCCTATTGCAGCGAACGATTACGTGAACTCTAATGTGAGTCTTGAGCAGTATATGCAGCAGCCTGGTCTCATGATGGAGAAGGACATGGTCTTTAAGCACTTGTTGGACGAGGTCAATAAAATCTATAGCCTTCACGGGGTTACAGACCTGCGTGCAATGGTCACCTATAGTAACTTCAGTGAAGAAGTTGAGACTTTGAGTAAGAATCTGCGGCGCGGTGCAGAGGCAAAGAGACGAGAAGCGTCTGTTCTAACTCACATCGCCAGCCTTCAAGGGCAACTCGACGCAATAAGGCGTGGTGACGGCGTTAGCGATAGTCATAAAACAGTAATGAAGAGTTATGACCGCCTACCCAAGATTGCCAAGAAGCTGGGATATGAGTTAAAACCTGTAACGGATGAGCATGGCAACACTTGGTTTGAGCTGAAGATACCGAAGTCTCTCCAGCAAAGCAAGGGCGAAGTCCGAGGGTACAGGCAAGGCGGTCGCATTAAGGTCAAGAAGAGATCACCGTTTAAAGTGATAAAGAAATGAAGCAGGAAGAAGAATGGGATGCTCCGACATTCCTTGATAAGAAGAAACTCCAGGAGACAGCGGAGAAGCTGAAGAGTGGAGAGATCACGTGCAACCTGGACTCCCCAGAAGATTGCGAAAGCTGCTCAGGATGAGAGTCAGAAGTAAGTATCTACACGGAGGAAGGCATGATGAAGATCCTCCAGAAAATTTTGGTGTAGCAGACAACCTGCTTCAGGTTCTTGGTTCGTATGGAAAGACGAGAGAAGAGGCTGAGAAAGACCCGTACTATGACGACCGTCTGGACTTGACTAAGGATGAGGTGTTCAATAACTTCATGGCTCGGTATGGCCCTAACCTCACTTCAAAATTGAGAAGGCCTCAAAACCCAAACAGTGCCTTTTACGATCCAGACAGAAACCCTAGAAGGGGAGGACGAGAGGAGCTAATAGAGCAGATGGACAAGGTCAGGGTGATAAAAAAAGACCCGATTAGAGATGGAGAGGGGGCTTATTTTAATACGCGGACAGATGAGGTTTACTTTGGTCCCGAAGCTTCGAGAGGCATAGACAGAGGCACTGCGTCTGGAGAGGAGTTTACTCATTCTATACAGGACCCATTCAGAGAGGGAAGAGGGAAGTACGGGACTAATAGGCCGTTTGACGGATCGATACAGGGTCTTCTTGATGCATCGAGAGAGCAAGAATATAGCGGTTCAGGAAAAGTATTTAAAGTACTACCGCCGACTGGAGTCATGTCACAAGACTTGGGCTTAAACGACTCTGAGAGTGACGACTTAGCAAGGTCTATTTATTACGGAGGCAACGAGGAGAACCCTTATAGCCACGGCAATGCAGAACATGAGTTAGAGGCCATGATGAATACAGGACTTCTGCAGGGGATTAAGACTGGTGTAATTCCAGAAGGTAAGATTACACAAGGCGATCTTCCTGGAATTGTCGATAGATACAATCAGGGGGTAGCGACTAGGGGTAATGCAGACGCTCGAAATGCAGCTATAGAGAACTCTGCTGTAATGACAAGGAATCTACCTAAGGATAGGGAAAAATTCTGGAAGTATGACGACTCTGGAAATCCTTCTCTGACTAAAAAGGGAAACAAGTACTACGAAGACAGGCCCTATCACCTTCGTAAAGACATGGGGCTGGAAGATTACGTTTCCGAGGAGTACTTTCAAACCAATCCTGACCACGTAAGAAACCTGGTTTCAATTATAAATAAAGACGTTAGTGGTAATGATCCAATGGAGAGAGAGGAAATGAGAAATCTCATGAACTATCTTAATCAAGAAGGATACGTGAGGCCAAGCGTTCGTTATGGTCGCAACTTCGTTGGGACTGGTGAAAAGAGGTACGTCAACGATCGGCAAAAAGCCAGAAGGGCAGGATATCCACCTGAAGGGGGTCGTACTAACCCGTATCTAGACGAGACCAAGTACAAGTAGTTTTAGACCACTGAACATTGAGTATATTTGTAGTATGGCAACACTAACAGTAAAAGTTACTGAAGAGCTAGAGCTTAATGGAAGGGAGCGCGGCAGTGAAGTTTCTATTGATGTCACTAGCATCACTGAGACATTCCATCGGATCTTAGACGTTGGTACGGCTTCGGCGCAGACGGTAGTTCAGATGGATGCTACGGCAGCCAACGCAGCAGGGGGTACTCTGCTTACGACTAACGTTTCTTACTTCCGCATTACGAATCTAGACGCGACAAACTTTGTTGCCATCACCATTCAGAACGATGGTACAGAGGAGTATATGATTAAATTGGATGCTGGCGAAAGCTACCTTCTCTTTAATAGTAAGCTTGATGCCAATGCAGCTGGTAATTCTAGCGCTGCGGCAGGGAACTTAACAGACATCGATAACATCCTCGCTCAGGCAGACAGTGCGTCTTGCCAGTTGGAGGTTTTTGCAGCATTAACATGAGGTCGAAATACAAAGGTGGCGGGTATTACACCGCCGAAGACGGAAAGAAGACTCGTCGTGGTCGCATGGAGAGGTACAATGAACGCCCCAACAGCGCGTACAATCCAGAGAGTGAGTACTTCAATCCCTTCAAGCAGCGGTTTGCTAGGAATGTGTTGAAGCAGAATCCTTATATGCGCTATAACAATCAAGTGGAGGCTTTGGAACGTAAGCTAGTCCGGGAGCAGAATGATGACCTTGGGGCGCGAGAGGCTGTGTACGATCCCCCACGTATTATGGGGACAGAGGTCGGCGGTGTTCCTGGCATCGAGCAGGTCGATGGGGAGCGTGTGATGACGCGTCCTGGTATGGGTGTTAGTCTTGAGGATGAGCAGGCCGTGCAGAACCAGAAGGCTATGACTAATAGGGTCTTACAGGCTCTAGTTGCTGCCTTTGCCTCACAAAGTATGGCGAATGGTAGGTTTGCTCCTTTCCTCTAATGAAGTGCAAGAAGAAGTATAACGACGGGGGTATCCTGAAGAAACCGAGTAAAAAGAAGAAGCGCAAGAACGTAGCGCCTCAAAACCCCAGGTTTCTGCCTTCTGCTCAGATGCAAGGAGAGGGAGTTCTAGAGAAAGAAGAAGAGAAAAAGCCTAAGCCTAATACTGTAAATCGAAACTCTCTTATGCTTAGGCTAAAGCAGAAGGTTAGTAAGCGCAGGAATCGATCAAAGGGAAGGAATACATCGGAGTCTTGCCTGAAGCCTAACTGCTAATGCCCAACAAGTTTTATCACAACCCTAGACTAAAGAGGTATGAGCAACTTAAAAAGGATGCAGCTGGAGGTCGTAAGGTTCAGCTCGGAGTGGGACTCGACAAACGGTGCGCTATTCGACATCTCCAGCGGAACGAGAAAGTTTCTATGCTATACCCTAGAAGACGAGCATCGTGATGAGAAGGTGGCTGGTGAGACACGCATCCCAGCGGGAGAATATAAACTTTCTTTTCGGAGGGTTGGTGGGTTCCACAAAAAGTATGACTCTCGATTTCCTACGATTCATAAAGGAATGCTGTGGGTTCGTGATGTTCCTGGCTTTGAATATATTCTCATTCATTGCGGTAATACTGATGAGCATACTTCTGGATGTTTGTTGTTGGGTGATACACAAGAGAACAATCAAGTAAAGAAGAATGGTTGGGTGGGGCACAGTACTCGCGCTTATTTCCGCGTATATCCTTACATCGCTGCTGCTCTGGAGAGAAAGGAACTAGTTACTATCTTGTACACCGATTTCGATACACCTAAATAAGTACGACATGTGGGATTTTATTATTGAAAACCTTGGAGAGCTGGTCATTGGATTGATGGTATTCATCAAGATCATTGTCAACATTACTCCAACGGAGAAGGACAACCAGGTATTTGGTTACGTCGATGCACTGGTAAACATGATCTTTACTGATCGGATCAAGAAGAAGTAATGCTGGGTCTCGGCCTTGGTGTAAGTACGGGAGGCTACATAAAGTCGCAACCCCTTCCGTCTAAAGTGTTGTATGAAAAGGACGGGAATTTCACCCTGTTCGACGCTTTTAATTTTTCTGTGACGGGTGGCAATTGCTCTATAGCGCTGTCAACTGACACCTTTGCTGGCTCTAGTAATTTTCTCAAGGTCACCTCTACTGCTACAGGATCCGATGGAATTTTTCATCTCGACAAGGGTGCTTTAGATGGCAACTTGGACGATTACTATGCAGTAGCAGCGGAAGGTGGTACATTCCAGCTTACCCTAGAATACGGTTTCCCCAGTGACAACACTGATACAGGGACTGTAAGCAGAGCTAGAATTTGGATTGGAGCACAGAATAGGGCAACTACGGGGCCAGCGAAAAACACTATAGCAACGCTGGTATATGACCGAATTCTTGCGACTGAAGCATCTGACCCTAGTGGTGATGATGACTACATCAAGTTCGAGTTTGAAGATCCTACTGCCAACGAGCCTGTAAGCGGTGACGTCATGTACATCAAGAAGATTAAGTTCGAGTACATCGCTGCCTAAAGGCTGTTGTAGAACCTCTGCACCATTAGCCTAGCCTTCTGAGTGAGGGCGTACCTGACCCTGTAGTTGTACTTAGTCTCTTCTCTAAACAGGTGGTCTTCCCGTTTCTGTGAGGGTGTTAGCTTGTCAAACTGCTTTCGGATGTACCCTTCTTTTTGGAGGGGGTATACAATCCTATCTCCTAGTTTTTTTTCGTCGTACCCATACTCTTGGCTTGCGTACCTAAGGGTCCAGAACTCCAGGTCATATGCCCATAGAATAAAAAACATTTCTTTTTGATAGAGATCGTACTTCTGTTCAAAAGATAGTAGCCTGGCTCTCAAGTCTTTAAGGTCGTTTTTGTTTACGTATCTTTGTTTTAATCGGGAGTGTTCCCTAAAGATCTTTTTATTTGATACTGACATGGATGATCAAACTAATAAGGAAATGTTTCTTGTCGAAATGCAGAAGGTCCACAAGATAGTGGACATGCTGGTCAAGAAGTATGGCTTAGAGGGTGAGGTCATTAATGTTATGCTCACGGGATTCTTGTCAAGCGATGAGTTTGATGAGCCTATCCTCAAGGCGGTATTCTCTATGGACGTTGATTCAGAGGATCTTATGGATGAGGTTTTTGATTTCCTGAAGTTCTCTTACTTCGATGACTTATTCCCACTAGAGGAGGATGTTGATTTCGCTAGTGAAAACTGGTACAAAGAAATTATCGATGAGATGAATGCGAGAGGGGGTCCTGACCCATCTTGTAATTGATGAATGGAATAATTAGAAAAATCATAATCGGTCCGAACCCGAAGGACGCGATGGCGTACTATGTAGGCATGCGGGTTGGTGACGGGAGTGTCTCCACTATTATCCTGGATGAAGCGCACCTACATCATTACGGTGTCAGCAGGTATATGATCTATATCACTGTGGGGGACGCACAGTCCTTGTGGAAGGCGGTCGATGGTCTGCCATGCCTAGTGGAATTTGACTTGAACTTCTGATGAAAATGCTACACTATTTTGTAGTCAAGCTTGAGAAGCGGCTACATGACACGGTATCCCTTGGCGACAAGGAGATATATGTGGACACCAAGTTCAACGAGTTCGATCATCGGGTCTGCCATGGTGAGGTGATTTCTGTGCCAGAGAAGTATGACACTCCGGTAAACGTTGGGGACAGGCTCTTTTTTCATCACTTAGTGGTGGTTGATGGAGGCATGCCCTTTGGTGATCGAGAGGGTGAGTTCTTGGTCTCTTACGATCCAGATGTGATGATCAACTGTCATGCGTTTGCCTACACACCTCAGGGTTCTGATGAGATCATACCGCTATCTATGTGGTCAGTACTATCTGCATGTGCGGCAGAAATACAGGAGGAATCTGCAGTCATTGAGTCTGTGTCCTTTGAGACTGAGAATCCTGATAGGGGGCTCTTAACATATGTAACTAGCGATCATGAGGAGATGGGACTAAACCTGCTTGATAAGGTTGTCTTCCCTAGCAAGTATCGATACGACTTTAAAAACCTCGAAGGCGGTACTATGTACCGTGTACGAACATCTGACTTATTGTATGTCGAGAAAGAAATTCACAGCGATTGATGCGGCCCAGCGCCTGATGGCCTCAATGGAGGTAGCTATCAACAATATGATCGAAGAGATCAAAAAGCCTGTCGATAAAGAGATTAATGGCAGTGCTAGAAAGGCTGAGCTTCAGTCTATTAAGCAGACGGCGATTGATTGCAAAGAGCTGCTTGTTGAAAGACAAAGGCTGGAGCAGATGATGAAAGATCTTACATTGGGTGGAACAATGAAAGAGGGTAAAGATTACTCTGGTGGTTTCGCAGAAAGATTTTCAAAATGACTTGGCAAGCAAAGAACTGGGATAGACTCATGGACGCTTTGGAAGAGGAGGAGTGCATTACATGGGATGGACTTGATGATGCCCTGGTGGGGATCTCGGTTGGCATAGAGCCAGTGGCGGTTTACGACTGGAAGAGTATGGTTGACGTGTGCATGAATCGAGACGCCATGACCTATGAGACTGCGGTCGAGCACTTACAGTTCAATACATTGGGAGGGTACTTAGGACCCAAGACGCCGATTGTAGTTGATTTAGATCTGACCCGTCCACAGAGTAAGTCATGAGGAGCGTTTGCTTCTTTATGGTGTACCACCGTAGACCAGCTGTAACTCGAATGGCCATAGATCATATGGCTGACGTTATTGATATGTTTAAAGAGCGCGGCATTGACGCTGTGGGGATTACTATAGGCTCCTCTTCTGTTATTGAAAGGTTTGCAAAAAACAGGGGGTTGAAGCATGAAAGGCATCCTAACGATCCTCTCTCAGGAAAGTTCACTTATGCTTGGATGTTAGCGGCACAAGAGAACAAAGACTACATCTGTTGGATGGGTAGCAATAACATTCACAGTGATGGCTACTGGGAGAAGGCGCTGAACAAACTCAGTGAGAATAAGGTCGCAACCTTTGGAAGTCGCAATTGCATCATCTTACATAGAGATAAGGATACCCCTAAGACTTGTCACTTCAGGCCTCACAGTCACTACCTAATAAGTTCAGGTCAGTTCTTCTTGACATACAGTTTCACTAACGCTGTCAACATACTGACTGTCTACGATTTAGATCAGCAGTTTAACTTTGACGGCAAGGTTCTGGACAAGATGACAGACAAGTGGGGCAAGGATATTATTGAGTATGTGGAGTTTGATGAAGAAGATTGCATCGATGTCAAGAGCACCTTGGACATGCACAACTACGAGTCCTATCGTAGGATCTACCCAGAGTACCTTCCGTCCAATCAAATCATACCGCGTTTCCCAAGACTACAGATGCTGATTCAAGGCTTCTACGATTAAGTATCTTCGCTAGAAGTACATGGATACATTAATTGAATTAAAGGACCATGAGGATCCAGCTATCTCGATTTGTCCCAACGGTACGATGGGGGACCACGTCGAAGTCGGTGGGCTTGTCATTGTCCTTCCCAAGACCCCTAAGATCAGGAGCATCCTCTTCCATAATCTTCCCGTGCTTGATCAGTTCTGGCGGAGATCTGATATACCCGAAGAGCTATCGCGTATACGTTCTATGGATGAGTGGGCGGAGATGCCGAGGGAATTCAGGGAGAAGTTTCGTCCATATATCGAAGAGGAGTTTCGGCGGAGGCGTGAAGGTGTTTGGTTTTACAACCGAGGTGATGCTACATACATCACGGGTAGACACTACATGATGTTGCAGTGGGGGCAGCTGGACGTTGGCTCCCCTTACTATCTTGATTTCCAGAGAGATATTTTCTTACATTTGGCAGCGTGTGAGGCGGACCCAAGATGTATTGGTCAGCTATATACTAAATGTCGCCGATCTGGATACACTAACATTTGTTCTTCTGTCATAGTTGATGAATCAACCCAGGTTAAGGATAAGCTCATAGGCATACAGAGCAAGACTGGTAAGGACGCTCAAGAGAACATCTTCATGAAGAAGGTGGTCAACATGTTCCGTAAGTATCCATTCTTCTTCAAGCCGATTCAAGATGGCACTACCAACCCTCGTATGGAGTTGGCTTTCCGTGAGCCCTCAAAAAAGATCACCAAGAAAAACAAAACTGCTTTGGTTGGAGACGCCTTGAACACGGTGATCAACTGGAAGAACACAACTAACAATGCTTATGACGGTGAGAAAGTTCACTTGCTGTACTTAGACGAAGCGGGGAAATGGGAAAAACCCACAGACATAAGAGAAGCCTGGAGGATTCAGAGGACTTGTTTAATCGTCGGTCGCAAGGTCGTCGGCAAGGCGATGGTCGGAAGCACGGTAAATCCTATGGGAAAGGGAGGAAGGGAGTACAAAGATTTATGGGACGATTCGGCGCCTCAGGAGAGGAACAAGAATGGGAGGACTAGGTCGGGGCTGTATCGGCTATTCATTCCTGCCTATGAGTCACTAGAGGGGTTCTTCGATATTTATGGTAGGCCTGTTGTAGAGGATCCTAAAGAAAATGTTCAGGGTATCGATGGGGAGTGGGTGCATATGGGCGCTAAGACCTTCCTTAAGAATGAGAGGGATAGTATGCGTGATGACCCCAGTGAGTTGAACGAAGTCATAAGACAGTTCCCCTTCACCACGGATGAGGCATTTCGTGACAGCATAGAGTCGAGTCTCTTTAATATCGGTCAGATCTATGAGCAGATAGAACACAATGACGACCTATATCCGAATCCCGTTATCACTGGAAGCCTGAGCTGGACGGGGGGCAAGAAGGATAGTGAGGTGGTCTTTACCCCCGATGTCAATGGTCGATTCAATATTGCATGGCTCCCTCCGAAGGAGTTAAGGAACTTAAAGGTGTATGAAAAAAATAAGAGAATCGCACCTAACGCTCACCTTGGTTGTGGGGGGGTGGATAGCTACGATCTCGATGCTACTGTGGATGGCAGAGGATCCAAGGGTGCGTTGCATTTGTACAACAAGTTCAATATGGAAGTACCTGCTAATATGTTTGTTCTTGAGTACGCTTCCCGTCCGCCACTGGCTGCAATATTTTATGAGGACGTATTAATGGCGGCAGTGTTTTATGGGTATCCAATCTTAATCGAGAATAACAAGTACGGTATAGCCAGGTACTTTGAGCAGCGTGGGTACGATGGTTACTTGATGGACAGGCCTAAGCATTTGATCGCACCCAATACCAATATAAAGGTGAAGACCAAGGGCATCCCGTCAAACTCAGCGGATGTAATACAGTCTCACGCCCAGGCTATCGAAGCGTATATCCACGGATATGTAGGGGTCAATAGGGAGAGTGGTGAGATGGGGAGTATGTACTTCAACAAAACCTTAGAGGATTGGATTGGCTATGACATCCACAACAGGACCAAGTTTGACTTAACTATTAGTTCGGGTCTTGCGCTGTTAGCAGCACAGAAAGTCAAGCAGAAAAAAAAGAAAGATAACTTTGACGAGAAGCGCTTTTTCAGGCGCTATGACGTGCGCGGTTGAATTAGTTATATTTGTGGGTGATAACGGATAACCCACATGTACAATAAAAAGCCAAGTGATCCAGGGGGTTTTCCAGATCCACTGGCATCGCAAGAGGAGAAGCTTACGAAAAAGTATGGGTTGCAATATGCTAAGGCGATTGAGTCTCAATGGGGCAATACGCAAGATAGCAGTTCTACCTTTGGAGGTCGTAAGTCAATCTTTGCTCGTAACAGAGATTACGCTAACGGCACACAGGACACAGCTATTTATAAGCAGCTGCTGAATACATCTGATCCGAACAACGGAGAGGGTTCTTTGATGAACCTGGACTACACTCCTGTTCCTATCCTACCCAAGTTCGTCCGTATCGTAGTCAATAAAATCTTAGGTCGGAATATGTATCCGAACCTGGAGGCTGTCGATCCACTCTCATCGAGTGAGAAGAATGAGCAAAAGAACATAATGAAGAACAAGGTTGCTATGCGACCTATGTTCATGGATTTGGAGAAGAGGATGGGCAGCCCAGTGTTGGATGAGCCTAGCGAACAGATCCCCGAAACACAAGAGGAGGCTGAGATTTTCTTAGAATCCAACATCAAAACGGACGCTGAGATTGCAGCCCAGGTAGCCACTGAACTAACTCTGCAGTGGAATGGCTTTACTGATGGGTCTTATCGCAGGTGCGTGAATGACTTGACCTCCTGTGGAATGGCGGTTGTGAAGAGAAGCAATGACCCTAACTACGGTATTAAGCTGGACTACGTAGACCCTGTTCACTTTGTCCATGGGTATACACAGGACCCAAACTTTGAGGACGTTGGGTATATGGGGCACGTCCGCGAGATCACTGTGTCAGAACTGAAGCGTCTTGCAGGGGATCAGATTTCTGAAAAAGACCTCAAGGAATTGCTGAAGAAGTCCCGTCGTTCTAGCTCCAGTAAATATCCAGATCATCCCTATTCAAGTGGAGGTGTTCAGCGCGAGAATTTTAGCGGGCATGTCGTCGAGGTTTTGGAGTTTGAGTTCAAGACCGTGGACTGCATGTACTTCGAGGAGAAGGAGAACCAGTATGGTAATACCAACTTCTTTTATGAGGGCTTCTCATACAAAGAGAAGAAGGGGAGTGTCTACGACCGCACTGCCCATAGCATGGAGATTGAGTGTATCTACAAAGGAATGTATGTCCTGGGTACTGAGCACCTAATCAACTATGGCAAGCAGTACAACACGCCTAAGAACATGCACGATATCACCAGGGCTGCAATGTCTTACTCTGTGGTATCAACGAACATGGTGGCCAATATGCCAAAGTCCATGGTGGACAGCTGTGTTGGATTCTCTGATATGCTTCAGCTAACTCACTTGAAGCTGCAGCAGGCTATCGCTAAAGCTAAGCCTGATGGTTTGATCATTGACATTGAGGGGTTAGAGAACGTTCAGTTAGGTAAGAGTGGTGAACTTCAGCCGCTGGATCTCCACGACATCTATGAGCAAACTGGTGTCTTCTATTACAGGAGTAAGAATCCAGAAGGCGGTTTCCAAAATCCTCCTGTTCGAGAGATCGGCAATAGTATTCGGAACATTAATGAGTTGATTGCCTTGTACAATCATTACCTCAGAATGATTCGGGACACTACTGGAATTAATGAGATGGCTGACGCTTCAACACCTAAGGGTGATACGTTGGTGGGTGTGCAGCAGCAGGCTATTGCGGCGAGTAATAATGCGACTTATGATATTACGAACGCGGCTATGGTTTTGTACCGTAAGGTTTGCGAGGACGTAGTGAAGTGTCTACAGGTTTTACCTGAGGAAACAATCATCCACAAGAGTTATCGAGATGCTATTGGTGATTCGAATATGCGGGTTCTAGGTAGCTTTTCTGATCTCCCGATGTACAACTTTGGGGTGAAGGTCATGAAGGACATGGAGGATAAAGACAAGGCTTACTTAGAACAGAACATCCAGATGTCTTTAAATCAGAAAGAGATAGACCTGGAGGATGTCATGGCAATCCGTGGTCTAAAGGACATCAATCAAGCAGAACGCCTTTTGATTCTGCGCCGTCAAAAGCGCATGAAGAAGATGCAGGATCAGCAGATGCAGATGCAGCAGGCTCAGGCTCAGCAAGCTCAGCAAACAGAGGCCGTCAAAATGCAGGGGCGTCAACAAGAGATTGCTACTCAGACTCAGGCTGACGTCCAGGTTATTCAGGCTAAGGCCATGGCTGATGCTGAGCTCGTTAAGATCAAGCATCAGTTTGAGAAAGAGATTATGCAGATGAAGATGCAGATTCAGTCTGCTACCCAGCAGGGTGAGGTGGCCAATAGGAAGGATATTGAAACGCAGAAAGATGATCGTAAGGATCAACGGGTAAAAAAGCAAGCGGTAGAGCAAAGCAAACTTATTAGTCAGCGCCAGGGATCTAGGGAAGAGTTGCAGGGAGATCCTTCGGCTGGAATGATGTCTCTTGATCTCGATACAATACTTACACAGAAAGATGTCTAAAGTAAATCTTGACATAGCCGAGAGGCTAGACATTACTTGCAGAGGTGGCGATACCTTTGAGCTCACCCTCACCCTTAAGGATTCTGCTGGTGACGCCTTGCCATTAGTCACTGATGATTACACTTTCTTGATGCAGGTAAAGAAGAACATTAAAGCTGTGGGCCCTTCCGTACTCAGGGTTCCTTCAGGAGGCGGTGGTGAGGCGGATTCTGACGATGCTATAATCAGTGACGGCATTGTCGTTGGTAGTTCAGAATCTGGCGTTAAAGGCCTAGTCAATTTCAGCTTCCTCAACAAAGATGATAGTGGGAATGTGACTGTCTTTCTTTCCGCTGAGGATATGCGGAAGGTAGCACCAGGGAGATATAAATATGACCTGCAGTACAATGTAGGAACTACACAGAAGACAATTCTAGAGGGCAGTTTTAGAGTCAACTCAGACGTCTCAAAGAGTATCTAATGGCAACAGAGATTACGGTATCTGGAGGCACGTCGGTTAATGTCAACGCACCTGCTTCGTCATCTGTATCCGTTGTAGGTGTCTCTGATTCCGCTGTTACAGTATCAGGCAGAGGTAGTAAAGGGGAGAAGGGAGCGACAGGTCCTACGGGAGCTACAGGTCCAACAGGTGCTGCAGGTCAGGATGGTGTTCTTGGAGGCGATGGTGCCACGGGCCCAACGGGTCCCACTGGACCAACGGGCCCCACTGGAGCAGATTCTACAGTCGCAGGACCCACGGGTCCGACAGGTGCTACGGGTGCCGCTGGTACAAATGGTACTAATGGGGCGGATGGAGCTACGGGACCTACGGGACCCACTGGTCCAACGGGAGCGGCTGGCACTAACGGAACTGAGGGGGTAGACGGGGTAACTGGACCCACGGGCCCCACGGGCCCTACAGGTGCAGCGGGAACAAACGGAACAGAGGGGGCTACAGGACCCACTGGTCCGACAGGTGCGGCAGGCACGAATGGTACAAACGGAACAGATGGGGCTACAGGAGCCACTGGCGCAACTGGTCCAACTGGTCCGACAGGTGCTGCTGGTGCTGCTGGTGCAGACTCTACTGTAGCGGGACCCACAGGACCGACTGGTCCAACTGGAGCGGCAGGTACTAATGGAACCAATGGTACTGATGGCGCTACAGGACCCACGGGTCCTACTGGCCCGACTGGCGCTGCAGGTAGCGATGGCACTAACGGTACTAATGGATCAGATGGCGCAGACGGTCTAGGCTTTACAGGGGGCAGTTACAATTCCTCTACAGGTACGGTTAGCTTTACCTCTGATGACGGTCTGGGTTTTAGTACAGGAGATTTAAGGGCATCAACTGCTGTTGCGGACTTAAATCAAAATTATGTTGAAGTTGACTTGCCTGCGGCGTACCTCCATGGCGGTGCCTCCGTAATGGATTTCAATTACACTTCGCCAACCTTAGTTTCAAACCTAGCGCAAGCAACGTCAGTAGGCAGCGCTATTACTTGGGGTAGTAATAAGTTTACTGTTAGCGAAGATGGCTTATATACGTTTAGGGCGTCGGGTATATTTAATACCATAGGAATTGAACGCGCTCAACCTACATTTACCTTTAGAGTCAACGGTACTGAGGTAGAAGGGGCAGGCAGCACTTATCTGCGTAACACTGGCAATTCTTTTGACAACACAGCTAACTTCACTCGAACCTTTAACCTTACAGAGAATGACTATGTAGAGCTCTACGTGGAGAACATTGGCAGGACATCACCAGGAACAGCAGTTCGATGTTTGGGTATGGTCTTTGAGGCTGTGTCTAGCCAAGTGACAGTTACAGGGGTTACCAATGGTACTGATGGCGCTACAGGACCCACGGGTCCCACAGGCGCAGCAGGTTCTACAAACGAACTTGATGGTCAGTATCTGGAGGTCATTACTAGAAGCAGCGCCTATGGAGCTCAGTCCTTCGAAGGCCATGTCGTTAAGTTTGGAACGGGAACATTAGTAAGCAACAAGTCTTATGTGTTCACTTCATCGGGGTGGGTCGCTACAGACGCCGATACCGAGGCAAAGACTCTTGGGTTGTTTGGTATTGCACTAGGTACTAGCCCTACATCAGACGGGTTGCTTGTGCGTGGGTTCAGGGCATTTAGCAATGCGTTTGCTGTGGGGTCTGTACTATACGTTAGTAATGCTGAGGGTACTGTATCAGCCACTGCCCCATCAGCAACGGGAGAGTTTGTTCGTGTGATTGGGTATGCAATGAGTACTCAGCTCATCTACATTGATCCGTCGCAAGACTACATCGAATTATCATAATGGCAGTTGCTGGTAAAAACGGAATTGACTTGGCTAACATTGCAAAAATCAACGATCAGACGGTATCCTCTGGGGGGGCCTACGACCCCGTTGCGGGTACTGGCACCTACATAGAAACTGTACCGACATCTGGACTAATCAAGTTTGGCGGAGTGAGGTTTAGTGGAGGAATATTATCAAGCGACACTGCCGAGTCTTACCCTAGATACTCTTATGGCGGACAGCCAGTAGTCAACTTCTCCTGCGACGAGGATGGCGCTCACCTGCGTGTGGCTGAGAGCAAATCAGACTTCGTCCACATTACCTACGGTAGGTATTCCGCCTTTGGAATCACCAGTAGTGGCCAGATGTGGGAGATTGGTTCCAGCTCTACCTACATGGCGGGCACCGACGACACTGGAAACGTATTTACTCAGGTCACTGGCGTGGGTGATTCAGATACTGGGTGGACGGATGTCAGCTCTTCGTATGACGGGGCTTTGGCAATCAACAGTGGTAAGATGTATTACGTCGGTCTCAATGGCTATGGTCAAGCAGGAACTGGTAATACAACGCACTCCTTCGGATCATTTACACAGGTGGGTAGTGCGACTGACTGGCAGAATGTGAAGAGGAGTAGATTCTACTCCCTTGCTACAAAGACTACCAGCGACGTTCTGTACAGTGCGGGCAGAAACTATCTTTACATGACTGGTCAGGGAACCAACAGCGGGAACACTACGTCATGGACTGCCATTGACGATACCAACTTCACCAATAGTGGAATCACGGATTTTGGAGTCAACTATGACGGGGGCTACCTGATTACAGGTGGTGAAGTCTACGCATGGGGAGATAACGATTCTAACGAAAGGTTCGGAACCAATACCAGTGCCGACATCCAAGTGCCAACCCAGACAGGAAAAGTTAGCGGTAGCTTCCAAACAGACTGGGTAACGGGAGCCTTGACAAACAACAGCATGCACCTCATCAACACTAGTGGCGAACTATATCACACTGGGGAAGGGAACGTCCGAAGAGGCGATGGGTTGACTACTGATTCTAAGAATGGCGACTTCGTTCAGATCGGAACGGATACTGACTGGCAAGAGATAGCTGCGGACCCGTCGGGTATAGCAAGCAGCGATTATGGCCTATCTGCTTTGAAAGGTAGTAAGATTTACTTCTGGGGATACAACCAGTTTGGTGGGGTCATCAACGGAACCTTAGGTAACATTTCGACTGCGACACTTATTGTTGATCAGACCCTTGCGGCAGGAAACGTGTGGATTCCATTCCCGAATACAGGCAACACTACTCGATACGCAATTGCAGCAATTTATTGATATGGCTAAATACACGGTAATAATCAATAGCGAGGATGACCTCTTGACCAATTGGCTGGACAGTGACGTTCCGCACATGTCTTTTGGGTATTGTGAGATCGAGCTGGATGAATGTGTAGACAACGGAGACGGAACGTATACCGCGTCATACGAGAGCTTTGAGTTGTCGGACGATAAGACTTTCACTTACGTGCATCCTATTAACGGGGAAACCACCTATACTTTGGTCGCAGGTGAATATGGTGTAAAGCCTTAAATATTATCTTTGCCTAATGGCAAGTAGTCCTACAGCAACACGAGTAAAAAACCTACTCAAGAAGCACGGTTTATCTGGTGTAAATAAAGCTAAGCGTACACCTAAGCATCCGAAGAAGTCACACATCGTGTTGGCTAAAGATGGGAACAAGGTGAAGCTGATCAGGTTCGGAGAGCAGGGGGCCAAGACAAACCAGAATGCAAAGCAGCGTGCTTCATTCAAGGCGCGTCATGCAAGGAATATTAAGAAGGGTAAGATGAGCGCAGCATACTGGGCTAATAAAGTGAAGTGGTAATGGATCTGACACAGTTTGAATTACTAAGTATTGCGGGGGCATTAATTGGAATGTGGCTGAAGTTTCAGTCTGAGTTCACTACGCTGAAGTCTAGAGTCAAAGTTCTAGAGATGGACAACAGCGCCTTTAAGGGTAAGATTGACACCCTACTTACGGAGATCCAAGAGATCAAGATGCTGCTTGCTAAGAATCAAGTGCAATGAATACCGTCAAGTACAACAAGGGTGGTAAGCTGAAGGTCAGCTCTAAGACTGTGAGCGTAGACCCACCGTCTGGATACCACTGGATGCAGGAGAACGGTAGGTACTTCCTAATGAAGGGTGGGTACAAGCCACACCCAGGTGCTGTAGAGAAAGCGAAGTTTAAAACAGTGACCCACGGATGAAGGTCTTAAAGAAAGGTGGTAAGACTAAGTCGCGTGTCAATGAGGCTGGCAATTACACCAAGCCTGGTATGCGCAAGAGGTTGTTCAATAAGATCAAAGCGGGATCTAAAGGTGGTAAGCCAGGTCAGTGGTCAGCACGTAAAGCGCAGATGTTGGCCCAGCAATACAAAGCCGCAGGGGGAGGGTATCGGGACTGATGGCAAGGAAGGCATCACAAGAGTCCTTACGAGCCTGGACTAAACAGAAATGGCGTACCTCAGACGGCAGTAAGTCGAAAGGTAAGAAGCGCTATTTGCCAGACGCTGCTTGGAAGTCATTGAGTGCTGCAGAGAAAGCAGCAACAAATAAGGCGAAAGCTGCTGGCAATAAGAAGGGCAAGCAACATGTTGCCCAGCCAAAGAAGGTCGCCAAGAAGACAAAGAAGTTTCGGGTGATCAAGAAGAAAAAGAGCAAATAGATTTAGTATTATATTTGTAGGTAAATACTAACAGTAAGATGCCTACGACAACTGCAACGGTAACTCTCTCAAGTTCAGACCTGACTGGTGACGCACTAGCTTTGTCTACAACTTCTACGCTGACGAAGGCGGGGACAACAACTGGTCTGGATCAGACCACTGGTGTTGGGCGTAAGACAACTCTTGCTACGTCAGATGTAACTCTGTTCGCTGCTGCTGACTACACTGATGATAAGAATCACAAGGTGTACATCAAGAATACCAGCACGGTAGCTACGGAGTACATTCAAGTGAAGATCGGAGGTACTGAGATTGGACGTCTGTACTCTGGTGACTGGCTTTTCATCCCATGGAATGCTGACACTACAGGTACTAACGCAGACATTCTTTATACGCCAAGTGTAGCTACTACGCTGACGGTTGAATACGCGTTGATCTTCGAAGCCTAATGGCAAACATTCGGGCGAATATTACGCTTCAGAGCCCAGGGGTGATGAGTTCACCCTTGTCACTTAGTGCTTCAACAAACCTTCTCGCAGACTCAGGAAGTTTGATTCGGGGTAAGGTGCTTGGTACTTCTGTAGGGGCTGACGCCACGGTTATTAATAAGCCCAGCGATAAGCTTGACGTAGCCTACGTATTCATTCAGAATCTCGCTACTGAGAAGGAGGATTACATCTACATCTATGCAGACACTGCAGCTGATGATCCCGTCATCATGAAACTCGCTGCTGGTGAGTTTGCTTTTTTTCCTGCTCAAAACGATACCAGCCTGAAGGCCTACGGGACTAAGGTGGATCAGCTCATCGATTATGGAGTGTTCGGATTGGACAGCTCCGCAGTAAGACTTAGCTAATGGCACATCCAAGTAACGCCCTACCCACCAATATGGTAATCCTGTCAGGCAGCAATGCCTTCACGGATAACATTACTTACGCCTTGCACAACCCCACTGCTGCTGCCGTCAACGCCACAGTGATTGGTCGAATAAAGACGTATCAATCTCCTGCTTACAAAGATGTTGCCACTGGTCAGACTATTGCAGTTCAGCCTGGCGGGACTCTGTACGGCAGCTTTACGTCGGTAGTTGGTGCCACACTAATCGCATACTATTGATATACAATTAAATTAAATGGAAGAAGCGCAAGTACAAGAGCCTGTCATCGAGCAGGCTCCCGCACAACAAGCGGAAACGGAGACAGTACAGGAAACCCCATCAGCGGCACCAGTACAAGAACCTCAGGTCCAGGAAACCCCTGCACCAGAGACGAAAGCTCCGTTTGAAATCTTTGACAACCCTGCCGACCTGGCGGCTAGTATGCAGCGAGAGGCTGCATTGCCTACAGAAGGTCAGGATGTCGAGCCCGCGCCTCAGGAAGAGGCAATCCAAAACAACCCAGCCGAGCAGCAAAGGTTTCAGCCTGAGCCACAGCAGGGGCAGTTTTCGCAACAAGATGTTGATGGTGCTGTAATGTCCTATATCAGCGAGAAGCTGGGGAGGCAAGTTCAGTCATTCGATGACTTATCGCAACCACAGCTCGATGAGGGGCTGCAGGTTATCTCAAAGTTTATGCAGGACACTGGTAGGTCTGCGCAAGATTGGTTTAGGTATCAGTCGTTGAACCCGTCCGAGATGGACGATATGACGGCGGTGCGTGTCCATATGGCGTCAGAGCATCCAAACCTGAACGGAGAGGAACTGGGACTTCTCATCAAGAGTAAGTATGCTTTTAGTTCCGACGCTACGGAGGATCAGAAGCGTATGGCTCAGCTTCAATTGAAGATGGACGCCGAGACTGCTCGATCAGGTATCGATCGTATGCGTTCTGGTTACGCCACCCCAAAACCCAAAGAGGTCCCTCAGCAGGCTGATGAGCCACTGGTTGATGAGAACTGGGTTTCGGAGATGGTTCATAACCTGGACGCTATGGAAGGTATCGAGTTCGATCTCGGTAACGACAAGACATTCACCTTCGGGATGGATGATAATTACAAGAAGCACTTGGCGCAGAAAAACGCTAAGCTCGAAAACTTCTTTGATCCGTATGTCCGTGAAGACGGAAGCTGGGACTACGATATGTTGTCCTCTCACCGCACTGTAATTGACAACATCGACACTATCGTGCAGTCTGCTTATCGGCAGGGCATGAGTGACGGTCAACGAGGTGTAGTGCAGAATGCAGCGAACGTGCAAGCAAAATCCCCCGATGATACTTCGGGGACACAGAACTCGAATCCCCTGGGCGAACAGGTCAGGAGCATTCTTCAACAAAATCGGTCAACCATGACCTTCAAAATCTAAGACCAAGAAAACATGGCAACAATTGGAACGGGCACTAACTATGCCTTGGATGGGGCCCCAGCTAATCTTCAGCTGACCCCCGAAACATATACAACTCTTGACAACCTCGTCAAGACGACGAAGGACTTCGTCATGCCCGACCTCGTAGAGACCTACGGCGATCAGGGTATCACTGGATTCCTCGACCTTACTGGTGCTGTCAAGAGCGGCGGTACTGCTGACCGAGTCGATTGGTGGGAAGCTGGACGTCGTCACCGCACGCTTACTGCAAGTACGGATGATGCGGCAACCACTGACCCTGACGCACAGCAATTGCACTTCGCCACTGACGGCACCAACGGAATTCCGATCGGTGCAAACGATGTGGTTATGGACAGCGCTAACGGTCGCCGTTATATTGTGACGGCTGTGAACAACGCTTCTCAGACCGCTGCTACGGAGGCTACTATCCAGCCTTTGGATGGTGCTGCTGCTGACGCGGCCAACGCTACCGATCGTAAGTTTATCGTCCTCGGTAACATGTACGGTCAGGGAACGGAGCAGCCAGCTCACTTCACGGACTCTGACGCGGTTAAGCGTAAGAACCCATTCATGATTGTCAAGGACCGCTACCAAGTGAACGGTTCTCAGGCTACGAACATCGGTTGGGTAAACGTCGGTGGTGGTGAGTACCGCTGGTTTATGTACGGTGAGCAAGAGGCACGGAAGCGCTTCGAGGATCGCCGTGAGATGATGATGCTCTTCGGACAGACTGGTAACGACGGTTCTACAGGTAACGACGCAGCTTATAACACTGATCAAGACATGGGTCTCGGTTCCGAGGGTTATGTCTCTGCTGTTGAGGATCGCGGTATCGTAATCTCTGGAGCATTCGGTAACCCGATGGACAGCTTCTCAGAGTTTGACGACCTCATCCTTGAGCTGGATAAGCAAGGCGCTCCTGCCGAGTACGCTATGTACTTGAATCGGAAGCAAGACCTCGCTATCGACGACATGCTTGCGTCAGGTATCGCTACGAGTGTTACTGCTGGTCTTCCTGGTCAGTTCGGTGCGTTCAACAACGATGCTGATATGGCTGTCAAGCTTGGCTTCAAGAGCTTCACGCGTGGTGGGTATACATTCCACAAGCACGATTGGAAGTTGCTGAACGATCCTACCCTCTTGGGTGCGACCAACTACCTTCAGGGTGCATGCATCCCATTGGCGAACGTAACTGACCCACGCACGGGCGGTAGCGCTCCGTCTTTGGCCATGTACTACAAGGAGGCGAACGGTTACAGCCGTGAGATGGAGCACTGGATTACTGGTGGTGGCGTCCTCGGACACAACAACAACGGTGACGCAGGTCGCGACGTGGCTACGTTCCACTACCGCTCTGAGATTGCTTTGTGTGTCCGCGCTGCTAACAAGCACGTGATCATCAAGGGACTCTAATCATTAACATATAATCTGAGAACTCATGATTAAGTACTTGAAGACCACTGACGGTTACTACTTCCCTGCCGAGAACGTTATCGGCATCATCGCCACAGCCACCAACGATATTGTGGTGGAGGTGAAGGCTCTAGCAGGCACTCCTACCAATGACAGTCTTACTGTTGATGGTGGCGCTGCAGGCGTGCCTGACAAGATTGCTGAGGCTTTGATCGACGAGATCAACTTCGGAAAGCAAGTAGTCATTGCGCTGCTTGATGTTCACGGAGAGGTCACGGCGGCTACTTGGGCAGATTAATACGAACTGATTGATGGGTGGGGGCTTCGGTCCCCACCTTGACATCACAAAGCCTCAAGATGGATACAATTTTTTCCAATAGTGGGTTGGCTGCAGCATTGACACCTGATCAAATCTATCAGGTGGTTAATGGTCGCATTCGTGCTATTCAGGCCGACACTACGAATGATAAGGTCACGCTATTCTTCACGAAGCTTGACAACACAGGAGACAGCAACGCTAGTACTTCAGAGCGTATCGTTCTCGATGCTGTTTCTGGTGGTGCTGAGGCTGGGGCGGAGTCTTTGATCTCTGCGTTGAGTGGCTTGCAAAAGCACAGGCAAGCAGTAAAGATCGGACCGAATCGAATCAATACGGTGGGGAGTATCCCTGGCGTTCGCATTCCTGATTTTACGATCACGAACACTGACGTGGCAATCACGGCTACTGCAACAGATGACTTTACATTTACCTTGGCTACCGCCACGGTTGGTTGCAGATTCTCTGCTACCTTAAGCATGAATGATGACAGCGCAACATCTACTAAGACAGGCGCCATTGCAACCGCTACCGATGCTATTAGTTTTGACAGCACTGATTTCAGTGCTGGTGCTGCAACGATTGAGATTACACTGACACTCCCTACGAGCGACAGTAACTTGACCGTAAGTAAAGCTGCAACGATTACTGGACCCTGATATATTTAATATCTGCAGAAGAAAAGGCTCCTACGGGGGCCTTTTTTATTGTCGGTATATTTGTAATATGAAGTTCTTCTTATTCCGCCGAGAGACGCCCAATATTTTTAGTGAGGATGTTTCAAACACAGGGGAGAATCTGTCTGTCATTGCTATCCCAGCCTCCCACATATCCCACATTAAAGGTATTTCGGGAGGAGTGACATTTGTATTTAATGATGCAGGAGTCTATGAGCAGCAGACTAGTAGTGTAAGAGAAGCACTGAGAAAAACCAGTATCGACGTAGGGTGCAGCGAGGGTGAGGAGTTCAGTATGATCCGTGACGTGCTAGACTTTATAGCAAACGATAAATCCACTAAGAACACGATGGTGTTTGACGTGGTCACAGGTACATCTACATTTCGTCAGCCGCAGCTTACAGCACCACAGGCCATTAGTGCTAAGGTCTTCAAGCAGCCAGTGGTTATGTCGACACAGTTAGTCAGTAATAACCCTGACGATGCAGATGTGACATCTACGCTCTCCAACGAATTCGCAGGAATCCGATTCACGAGTCATACACTGTGTCCTATTGTTGACTTCAATGAGACGACCTTAACAGGGTCTATAGGAGCTAACGTAGGGGCTACGAATACATGGGCTAACGCGGGGCGGGGAGGAAATACCTACGTTTTAGATGCGGATACAGGAAACCCTATTCAGAGTAGAGCCAGGAATAACGACTTAGCGACTAATGCTGTAACGCTTACTGCTAGTGACTCACTGCACTTTAGCAACGAGTTGACTGTCCAGGGTGATTTTACAATGTATGTGGTTTACGGGCTGGCAGGTGTCATTCAGATGTATCCAATCTACGGGGACGCTTCTGGGCAGACTCAAGGCTTTGGTGACGGTAAGGTGGACAACACTATGTACTTCAAGTTTGATGGCAATGTAGGGCGCCCAGCAGAGGTACAATTGAACGATACCAAATTTGGGACTAAGGCAATTAGGCTTCAAGATCCCAAACTCGACAGCCTAACTACAGCTAACAAAGGAACTCTAGGGGCTCGGATCTGTAACGTATGGGTAATTAGACGTGATACAAAGTTTAATCTCTATGTACATGACTACACGGGAGAGGCGGTAGGGTTTCTCCCAGCAAAAGTGGGAGGTGTTTCTTCAGCAGATCACAGAACTGACGGAGACCTGAAGATTGATCGCCTCGGAGGATCAGGAAGCTCTCCTGATTGGAAGGGTGAGTTGGCTAGATTCGGTGTGATTGAATCTGACATTGGAGCTGCTGAGGCCAGTCGTATTGCGAAAGAGCTTTTCGCTAGATACAACTACTATCCTTTGTAGTATATTTGTTATTGAAATTTAATTAATATGAGTGAAACTACTACCCGTAGGGCGCCAGGTCGTCCACGAAAATCTGAGAGCAAAGCTGAAACCAAGCCTGTTGAAGCAGCCCCAGCTACCCCCAGTAAAAAGAAAAATGTCTTAAAGCGTAAGGAGGCGCCGACGGGAAACACGGAATACGAAATTGTTTCTGGTGCGGGTATCGTTACTATGCTTCCTCAGAAAGGAGTGACGGTATACGATTCAGAGCAAGATACTGTACGGGAGATCCGCTATTGCCCTAATGAGCCTAGCATCTGGACAGATGAGCAGGGCGACAAGGCACGGCGAGAAGCAGTAATCTTTCGGGATGGTCGGATCTTTGTACCTAAGGAGAAGCCTAATCTCAAGAAGTTCTTGGAGCTGCACCCAGGCAATCATCTTAATGGCGGAAAACTGTTTCGGTTGGTCGATAAGAGACAGGAAGCTAAGAAGGAGTTGGAGAAGGAGTTCTTGCTGAACGATGCTATCCAAATGGTTAGGGAGAAAGCGATCGAGGACCTCCTTGCTGTTGCTATTTATCATGGTGTAAACGTCAACGCTAACACGAGTGACATTCGTTACAACCTCCTACAGGTGGCCAAGAAAAACCCTGGTAACTTCATTCAGTCCTTTGATGACCCCATGGTCGGCGCTCGCTCGATCGTCCAGCAGGCTGCTGACTATCAGTTTATTGCCCTGAAGACTGACTCAGTACGGTGGTTTGATAGTAACCAGGTTATTGTCAGTGTACCCGCAGGTATGAGCCCAGTTGATGTGATGACGCGCTTCTGTCTGACAGAGAAAGGAGCGGGGGTATTAGGGTCCCTGGAAGATAAGCTAGGGAAGCTGGCCTAAGTACTTGACAAACAAGAGACAAGGCCGCCTAGCGCGGCCTTTTCTTTTTTATATTTGTATACTATGGTCAGTATCGTCAGGGTGTACAATATTGTTCGCGATATGGCGAATAAGGATCAAAAGGGATTCATATCCCCTAACGTCTTTTCTTCATTTGCAGAGGTGGCGCAACAGAACATCTATAATGAGATGTTCAATGAAATGAAACTTGCCACAGCCCTACGCAAGTCTGGTCGGGATGGTGGTAGAGACAAGTCAGCATACAAGATGGTGGAGGAAGATCTTTCTACCTACATCAACAACCGTCTGATCACGGTAGACATTGATGCATATGAAGACACGATCGCAGACCCTGACAATCCAGAACAGGAGATTACTGTAGAGATTAACCCTGACGGAGCGTTTACTTTTCGAAGGCCATCGGATTTTGGTCACCTGATATCTATGCAAGTAGAGGGTACTAATACTAGCGTAGAACTACTCTACGATTCTGAGAAGGCTAATAGGGTATTGAACAGTAACCTCTCCACACCAACACTGCAGTTCCCTGTGGCCTTGGAAATGAACGAAGTGTTTCAGGTTTTCCCTACAGATATTACAGGGGTGGTGCTGCGGTATTACAGGCAGCCACAATCCCGTGCTGAGGCAGCGGTCACTCTGGCCACAGTGGTAGAGGGAGCGAGCTTTGCTCAGGAATATGCCCTTGGCGATCTTATCCCAAACAGCTCTCCAAGATTCGTGGCAAATACAGTCAATGATGGGACAGGATTTATTATCCCCAACTTGAACAGCAGTAGGGGCTTTGACCTTCCTCCTCATTACATTCATGAGGTTGTTATGGAGATTTGTCAGCTTATTGGCGTCCGCCTTCGAGACAGTGTGCTGATGCAATATGGAATGATGGAAACCCAAGCTGAGTAATGCCATTAACTAACGTCGCACAGGATGCCATGAACTACGTCAGTCTCCGACAGGTGATTGACGATTTCATTATTACAATGGACACTGATGATTACATCAGTAATGTCAACGATACTGCAATCCGTAACATCGCGCTACGGGGTATCCGTGAGTTTGGCTTTGACGTAACAAGTCGAGTGAGATCTATAAAGAGGACCATAGATGCTACAACAAATACGGTAACCCTGCCCGACGACTTCGTGGATTTAATAAAGCTTGGCGTGGTTTCAGGTGGCGTGGTGTATGTGCTAGGTGAGAACAAGCACTTGAACATGAGTCAAGTCGTCGAGCCTGCGGTAGACAGTGTGATTAGTCAAGCGGACAGTGAAGCAGGTACTCTGCCTATCCCAGCCAACCTCATTGATAATCGAGATGCTGATGGCACAGACACAGCAGGTTCCAGCAGTGGCGAAAACGATCACGACTTCTATGTGTTTCAGAACTACCTATACCAGGGTGGACTGGGCCGACTCTACGGTGCAGGCGGTGGCCACCTTCGCGGTTTTTACCGCATGAACCTGGAGCAAAATAGGATTGAACTTGATACTAACTCCACTACATCTGAGGTAGTCCTTGAGTATGTGGCAGATGAGGCACGTTCTACATTCCCTGTGATTCATGTTTATGCTGAAGAAGCTCTGCGTAGCTACATGTACTACAAGCTGTGTGAGCGTAAGTCAACGATTCCTCAGGGCGAGAAGGCACGGGCTCGGCAAGAGTATTACAATGAGCGACGTAAGTCTAAGGCACGGATGAACAACTTCACTAAAGAAGAGGCGTTGAAGACTGTGCGTCAGAACTTCCGACAGTCCCCCAAGCACTGATGATCGATAAGTTATTTCCCAGACTTCTTAATTCAGGAAAGGACAATCGGATCCGAAAGAAAACTGAGATGAACGACGCCCTAAACGTCGTAGTCACAGAGGACTTCGATAATTTGGTGGGCGCAAACGATGGCGGTGATTCAGGTGTAGTAAAACCTCAGAAAGGTAATCAGCTAAGAGCCATTAAGACGTTTGAGTTAGATGACGTATTCCCCCCTGAGCCAGTCTATGAAAGACGGGTACTGGGTAAGATTAGTGATCCTAGGTCAGGAGTGATCTACATGTTCATCTATTCCCAGGACCCTAGTGAAATGGGGGTGTATGCTTACGATGCTTATGGATTTTTTGCTGGGGGTGATCAAGCATGGAGACCGATATATAGAACGAGTGAGTTTCAATTCAGCTCTACCGCCAGAGTTGTCGGTGATGTAGTCCATATCACAGGCCCTAACGATACTTACCGTCCCATCCTATACTTTACGGACAATGAGAATGAGCCTCGGAGACTTGACGTTCTGCGCTGTGTAGAAAATGGTTATGGCCCTACTGGTTTTAACTATACAGAAAACAGTGTAGATGACGTGGATCTAATAACGGCTTGTACTAAGGCCCCTATCCACCCTATCCAGTTTACTTTCCAACCTGATCCCACGCGGGCTCAAAGCAACTTCCGTCGGATTCCTGGATTACAGTTTGCTTTTCAGTGCATCTATTTTACTGGGGAAGAGTCGGCTATATCAACTTATTCTGACATCGCTGTCCCAGAGGAGTATCTGCGGCAAGGCTTTACCGCTACGCAGCTAGAGCTCCCGATGTTTATTCGACTTGTTGTTCCGTCTGCTGTTGACTTGGTGCCTAACTTTTCCGAAGAGGTAGAGCGTGTGCGTCTCTTGGTGAGGCAGGGTAACATTGGAGCGTGGTATGAAATAGACGAAGTAGAATGGCCTGGTGTTGGAGGTAACCCTATTGTATACGACTTCTATAACGATGAGGTTCTTACAGGACTGACCAACGAAGAACAGAACAGGGATTTTGATGCCCACCCTCAAGTTGCTGAGGCTGTCTCAGTAGTTGAGAACAGGTTGTTCTATGGTAATTATGTTGAGGGTTTTGATGAGGAACCTATAGAGGGTAATATCACGCTGGTATATGAAGATCGACCTAACGAGTTCATCAACGTCAACATCCCTGTACGGGCAGCAGTCGTTCCCCTAGATAATCAAGCTACCACATTAGAGGGTGTAGGGACTAACTTCTCAAACAGATCGACGGGATTTGTGATGGATCTCTCCCAACTGCCTGATTCCCTGCCTGCAGGGACGAACATAACCGCTCAAATTCGTGTGGCTTTTGGAGGAGCTATTGAGGCGTATCAAGCAGAAAATAATTACCACGCTAGTCAAACTATAGGTGTAGACTCACTCGCTACGAATGCTCAAACCCTAGACTTTGCTAATAATGATGCGTTTCAGAACGGTCAACTACCTGGTGAGACCTATGCTAGTAGCAATGCATCTCGTGGCTCACTACCTGTAGGTGGTATTGGTACTGGTATTGGAACAGGTAATTTACGGTGGAGGTCTACAGCAGAAGGCCAAAGCATATTTAATAACCCTAGCATCTCTCAGGCGAGGTGTGGCTATCATGGTTTGTCTCCCCTTCGTTTTCGTGGGCCGCAAGGCTCTGCAGAGCAACTGAATTTTTCTTTTACTGCTGTGTCTCAGGGGGCAATTACTAACCCTGAGGCCCAAATCGGTGCTATCTTAGCGTATGGCTTGAGTGGCCAGCCTGAAGAGCTGGCTCCCGCTGGATGGGATGTGGTAAACTCACAGGTCAATCCATCCTATGCTTTTGACTTAGGACTTTTGGACCCGACTGACAGCGACGCCTACCTAGATTATCTGAATGACCCTGGAACTGCGATTCCAGGCATCGAAGGTGTTGGTGGATTGTCATTGGGCTCAACCCCTGAGGCAACTTACGACAATTATGCCGCAACATATGCCGTCATTAATACAGACACTCCAGCGTTTGCTATCCTTCCTACTAAAAACAGCAGTCACCTAGAAGTATCCAAGCTCATCTTTCCAGTTATCAGTACTAATGCAAACAATACGTATGGTAACAATGCATCCATATGGGCTTCAAATGCTCCAATAGGCTACTGTATTGTAAACTCTGCTAGTATTAGTTTCAGACTTAGGAATACTCCAATAACTGCCGACCCAAACGGTGCGCTTGTAATGCACTTAGAGATTGATGGTTTAAGTGATTGCGATGTGCGTACGTGCTTGCCTGTACTTAATTCTGCTGGTACTGTAGCTGGTGCAGGACCTATCGATCAGCGATTAAGGTTTGAAGGGTGGCGTGTGTTCTCCCCGACCTACCTATCCCAAAACAATTTGTTCGGTTTTTCCGATGCTGACCCACGGGATCAGACTGCTTTCTTAGGGACGATGGCAGGCGGGAATAATAATGATATGCTGCCACTGACTAAACGGTCACGACTTCTAGGTTGGCTGTATAGTACAGAGGGTACATTAACGGGTCCAGTTCCTGGTGACGATCTCTTTGTCAACAATACGACACGGAGGATAGATTATCTGACTGAGCAGGGTCTGGACCCAACTGATATTGCAGTCCTAAACAGTAATATACCGTTTGAAGCAGGTGCTTCGTTGTGTGACGGAGAGATCCATGCCGCTATCTACCGAGGAGAATACCGTGATTATGCCACACCATTAGGAGCTTCAGGCACCGATCACGTTCACATGTCTAGTGACCCTGAGATAGGGCCTTATGGATCTATGGCAATCTGTTGGGGCGTTGCTGCCTGGGCAACAGGGTTTTCTCAAAACATTGAAGGTGAGGATATTGGTGACCTGTTCCCTGAAGGATTTAGTTTCAATAGTACGCTTGAAAGGATTGGTGGTCAACTCATTAATAGTGGCGGTGCTGGGGCGGTTGATGAGGATCCAAGTGACCCAACAGAATTTTACAATTTCAGCTTTGAATCTTCTACTGCAGGACCTAGGGCAGAGATTGCAACTGATATATTCTTAGGCGAGACTGATGTTAGTGGCACATACCGCACATTTAAGACCAATGCTACTCACGCCTTAGGTATCATCCATTACGATCAAAGGGGCCGACCAGGAAACGTTCGTCCACTCCCCCCTGTTTTTGTACCAGGCTATTCTCCAGCAGAGAGAGGTGGTACTGGTCGTCAGGGGCGTGTTAGTATGGACATAGCATTGCTTAGTGATCCTCCAGATTGGGCTCATTATGTTCAGCTAGTTTATGCGGGCAGCAGTACAGTTCAAGATTTCATTCAGTACAGCGTTGGTGGTGGGTATCATGCTATTGACTCTGAGCAGGAGGCATTGAACAACATCTACGTCTCTTTAAACTACCTGCAGTTCAATCCTTCTGTCTCGTACTCTGAGGCCTTTGGTGCGGTGCATCCTGATGGCACAAGCGATCTTTACGCATATTCTCCAGGTGATTACCTAAGAGTCATAAGCTACTTTACCGACGACACTACTCAGATCTATCCTTCGAATCTTATTTTTGAGATTGCGGGTCAAGTAACCTTAACGTCGGATTCAGACACCAATCCTTTGATGGAGACTGACGACTCAGATGCGGTTCACTTGACAGGTCAGTTTTTAATACTGAAGAACAATCAACAGGCAGGTGGATTCAGCTTTGACTCGGTCATTCTCGACAACAACAATCCTCAAGGAAATAACTTTTGGCGGGGGCGGTGCATAGTAGAGATTGTGACCCCTAATCGTTTGGCTGAAGGGGAGGAAATAGTGTATCAGGAGACCTCACAGGTATACAATATAGGTCGGAGGCCTAATGGTGTATACTACCAGACCCCAACGATACAGTTTGCCAATGGTGATGTGTGGTGGAGGGCTGTTCCCGTTAACATCAATGACTACCAAGACGGTAATTTCATAAACATCATTCAACCTGATGTAGATGCTTTCGGAGAGGCCAATACGTTTCCCACGCAGCCACGGTTTCGCAGTGTCTATCTTGAGACCGACACTTTCAACGACACCTTTCCAGGCTGTGACGTCAATGGATTAGGTAAAGTAAAAAGGTACAAGCCTGACGCTGCCCAAGTCCGCCGATTTTCAAGTGTCACATTCAGTGACGAGAACAACTACAGTGTTCGTCGCTTGAGGTTCACCGTATTCAATCCTTATCTAGCACCATTTAAAGATCTGCCCAACGAGTTTGGAAACATCAATGCGCTCTTAAACTACAACGACTCTTTGTTTGTGGTACAAGAGGACAAGGTGAGCATGCTCCCTGTAAACAGGCAGATTATTAGTGATGTCCTTGGAGCAGAAAGCCTAATTGCTACCAGTAAAGTTGTTGGCAATCAACAGATGATGCCTAGCAGCGCAGGGGCGGACAACAATAGAGAGAGTGTCATTAAGGTTGACGACAGTGTATACTTTGCCCACAAGACAAAGAAGCAGGTCTATCGGTACAATCCTAAAAAGGGTGTCGAAGTCATCTCTGATGCAGGTATGAACGCATACTTCGTCGATACTTTTGAGGAGTACGGTTATGGCGATTTAGTGCGTGTTGTTAGTGGTTACGACCCCCTCAATGATGAGTACATCATAACGGTAATGACCACCAATGTGATCAACCAGAGCGCTTATGCACCATATACACAGCCAAACATAGAATTACTCAGCGACTTTCCAGATGGCGGATTTACTCCTAATGAGGAAGGCGATGGGATTACTGAATGGGATGATTCTTACGGTGGTCCCATGGAAGACTTGGTGGAGGAGGTGGTTGACACAGGTGGCACCGCACCAGACGGCGTGGCCCCAACGGATGCCGACCCTTTCCCGCCGACGAATCCTCCTGGAACAGTCAGCGTTGCAGACTTCAATAAAGACCGTATTATAGATTACTTTAATGGCAACAGCCCTAATGGGTTTGACCCTCCGTATGAGCTTACATCTTGGGAAGGCGCTACATCATCGACCTCCACGGGGGTAAGCGTAAGTACAAAGGGGGTCCTTACTGATGGAGTTGCAGGAACCTTAGGGGACTTCACCGTGACCAACGGGGAGGGCGCTTACCTCGGTAATTTTAAAGCCAATGCTGGTCTCATCAATAGTGTCAATGAAGCTATTGATTTTGTTTCAGGTCTTACGTACAACGGTCCAGGTATCCCTGAGCAGAATGATTACGAAGCTTACCTAGACAACAACCTAATTGTAAATCCGAATGTTAATATACCTGGCGTTCCTTTAAAGATTGCCTATGAGGTGCGATCCCTGGCTTTAAGAGACACAGTAAAGGAGATAATTGTAGGCCTAAAAACAGGCGCAGAGGATCAGATTGTACAGCTCGTTGCAGGTATAGACGGTACAGTAGCTGATGTGTCAGATCAGTTGGCTGCCGCTGGACTAGCCACCGAGCCGAATCTTGCTGTCCTGTTGAACGCTACAGTTGTAGCAAACGAAGCGCTGCAGGATTATATGAGTACGGTGATGATGGCGGGGGCGCCTATTCAAATCAACTTCGTCTCTAAGTTGAAAACGGATGTAGCTGTTTCAGGACTGACCAGCTTTCAGGAAACCGATTACCCCTTGGGTGGTCCAGAGATTAACAGTCTAACGCAGCTTAAGACTCTAGTCGGTAATGTCGGCGATAGCATAACGCCACTGCTCAACTTAAACTCTATCGACATTAGTTCCGCTGTTGCAAAGTTGGTTGACACAGCAGCAACGCTACGGGGGCAGGTGGATGTACTGGCTGATCAAGTCCAGGCTTTAAGTGACGCTCCTAGTAGCTTTGCTCCAGGTGCAGCAACGTTTATACCTGATGTCACATCTGGTCAGCTTGAGTCTACAACTGTATCTACCATTGCTGGTGATGGCGTCTTAGGTTTTGACGATGTACAGCGTTCCTTTAGTCTTGAGACTATTCAGTTTATCGTGGAAAACCTAGGTCTTGGTGGTGGCAACGATGCTGAGATCACGGAAGACTATATCATCAAGGTTGTAGCTGATGTTGTAAAAGAAGTTGCTGTTCAATCGGGAGCTACGGATGATGTATTCAGCATTCGAGGAAATCAGAATATTCCCACTAGGGGAAACTCGGAGTTAGTGAGAGGGTTAGGAAATTTGTTTAACCCGCTTGACCTTGGCGCTCTAAACTCGCCTGATGGGGTTTTTGGAGTAACCGATGTCCTTGACATCTTAAGCGTCTATGAGACACCAGGAGAATTTTATGGCGGAACAGCTTCTGATTCGGGTGGACGGTCTGCGGTTGTGAATACTTACAATATGCTTACCTCTTCAGACCCTTACCAGACGTATCGTGATGATTACTTCGCTGGAAGGGCTGGGGTTGCGGTTCTCAACCCAGAGCCGTTTGCTTCAGGCCCATCGATTACCCAAACTATAATGCTTGGTGTCCTGTGGTTTCAGAATGGGCCAAACGGCAATAATACTGCTGCAACTGCAGAAAATTACTCTGATCTAGGGGTTACGCACCTTGATTTTCCTCCGCCTACTCAGTATAATCCAGGCGACATCTTCGCTATTTATGAACAATTTAGCGCGGTGGATGAAGAAACTGGTCTCAGCTTTTGGGAGATGGTCTTCGGCAACGGCCAGGTCTTGCCTCTGGTAAAAAAGGGCCCACTAGATCTTTCTGGGCCTTATGGTGATTGGATTGCAAAGTCAACTAAACTTGATGGTGGATATATAAGTCAGTTTGCAATCCCGCTATTCCAGAACTTTGGAGCCCAGCTTACTCGTCCGCTGTCTACAGAAGAACTCTTATCCGTCGTGCAAAGCGTTATTAACAATAATCCATTATAATGCCTAGGACAATAGCATTTAGCCATAAGGGGGGATTCTGGAAGACACGGTATAGCTTTTACAGCTACTGTTATGCTTTCATTGATCGCCTGTTTTTTAGCTTCAACCAAGTTTTTGAACGGCAGCCGATCTGGGAGCACAACGTAGAGGGCGCTGCACGAACGAGCTTTTATGGGGTGGTTGGCGGCAGTTCTATTGCAGTGTCATTCAATGACAAGCCTAGTAGAAACAAGATCTATAAATCTTTTTCATTAGAGTCAACCAATAATGTACAAGGCTTGTCAGTCTTAACTGTAAACGATAGCACTGTTGCTGACCAGGCGGTCAACCCATCTGCTTCTATACTTACGGAACGGGGCGGCATACTCTATGGCAGCGTTGGATTCGACACTCGTTTGACAGGAGCAAATGTCAAGCTGATGGGTGTGGTGCAGGACAATCAGTTTAGCGTTGGTGTAAACACAGTTTCTATTCAGTTCATTGATGGCGGCCTGGCATACAACTTCGATCAGGATGGGGACACAAAGTATTTCTTGGCCAATATTCAGGACAACCCTGATGGCTCGACCGCGACGACATACTTTCAGTTTAATGTCGCCAGTCCCATTGCCATCCAGACTTACGCTGGAATCCCTACAGGCTTGGCTTTGACTCCTTTAGCTGATCAGGAAAGTATAGGTACAAATGTTATATACCTATCTGGCGGCGAGATCACACTACCTGGAGTGGGTAATACTTACCTGTACTCCGTGACTCCAGGCAATATCAATGGGGAGCAGGCACGCGGACATACTGTTAATGCAGTTCTTACGTTGGGTGCAGCTGACTATGAGTTATATGCTTTAAACCTAGAGTATGAAGCAACAGACTATGACCATCGCGAAACGGCTGCAAGGCCACAGCGGTCAAGGAACCAAAGGCGTCGTAGACAATAATCATTTACTTTTGTAATAATAATGTGGCAGTTAATACCATTTGCAGTAGGTCAGTACTTAGGGTACAAGGAGAATCAAAAGATTGGCGAAGAAGGTGAAGCTTTGGCAGCTGGCGGGGAGGCAGATTATGATGTCTCCATCAACCGCCTGACTAATATTGCTAATGACGTAGGTCTTAGCCAGCAGAGCTATAAGCAACGGGACACCCACTATCAGATTGCCGAGGAGCTATCCAAAGCTGGTGTAGCAGACGCAGATGAGATCGCCTCACAGATGATGGCAGGCATCGGCGACTCCCGTGAGGAGATGGCTGCTATTGGTAAGGTCAAAGACATAATGAAGGGTAAGCGTGACGCTCGGCTAGAGGGTGCGCTTATGAAACTTCAGGGTGAAGCGGGGCTTACTAAGAGAGCTGAAGCTCTTGAAGACACTAAGCGCGGCATGGAGTTCAATATCGCTGACACCAGGGAGCGTGACCTAGCCCGCATCAATACGGGCATGGACGCTTACTTCGGTAGTAAGGCAGCGGCAGCGGAACAGTTTGCAGCAGCAGGCACCACCCTCAGTAGTTCACTGATTGCTGCTTCAGGTACGCCTGATCAGCGGGCCATGTCAAGAGCCCAGCGTCAGGGCGGCGGCGGTGGCGGCGGAGGCGGCGACAATGTGGATTCGCCAAACTATGGCGCTATGAGGTTGAAGTCAGCGTTTCAAAATGCCCCTGCCGACATTCGCCCTGGCACAGTGGACATGAGTGGTGCTGAAGGCTTTATGCAAGGGGAGAGTTATAACCTTGGTGAGATGTTTGGAGCGCCTAATCCTGAATATGGTTATGGTGCCCCATTTGGTGGGTACCCCATGGAAGACTTGGGAGACGTCGATGACTTCACTAATCAATCTCAATTAGGCCTAGGACAGTATTACCGCAAGGAGAAGGGTGGCTATATCGCCGAAGGTGGAGGTGTGACTGAAGGGGAGTTTAGCCACGACACCAACAAGAAGGCAATCATCGACGAGGAGAACGGACAGAAAGAAGGTGAGTTGACTGGAGGGGAGATCGTGTTTAACCCAGAGCAGACAGATAAGATCGAAGACTTTGTGGAAGGACGGGACGCCCAGGGGCTGCTGAACTATATGAGCATGCTCTTCTCCTTACCGCAATTCCAAGAGGCATGAAGTATACAGGAAAGATTGCTATACCTGACCTGACTAAGGGGATGGAGATGATCCCCCAGGCATACCTTGCTCGTAATAAGGCGTATGCAGCTGGGCGAAAGCAACAGGCCGATGCGTTGAAGGCAGCAAATGATGCGCGGTCTAAGACTTTGGCTCAGTTAGGAGGTATTGAGCAGGACATCCACCCATTCTATAAGCCCTTTGTCACAGAGGCATATAATCGTTTCATTACTGAAGAGGTCCCTGCGATCTTACGCATGGATCCAAGCGTAGCTCCAGGGGCAATGAAGATGAAGTATGAAAGCTTTGTCAGTTCTGTAGACAAGTACAAAGTAAATCAGGGCATGATCGACAAGGCTCAGGAATACCCTGGGTATATCGACCCCAATTCTGAAGCTTACAGCACCATGCAGTCGTCACTCCCTGCTGACCGTAGGCTGAACGCCAGCATGCAGGAGTATCAAGAGAAATGGAACTACCAGACAAAAGGGTTGCTGCAAAATGCGCACAACGTATACAACCCTGATGGTTCGTTCAGTGTCATGGGCTTCGACGTGGACCCTACGACAGGGCAACCAGTAAGTGCAACAGAGATTGATGGGCGTATGGGGCAGCACTTCAATGACGAGAGTTGGTTTACCCCCAGCACCATGCGTGTTGCACCCCGTCAGTACGAAGAGATTGCTCTAGATATTGCAAATAGCTACTCTGGCCGTAGAAATGAATACGACTGGGACGCCCTCACTGCTAAATTGAGTCGGCACTGGCAAGACCCTATGGATTTTGCGACAAGCAATCGTGAGTCTGAATCATACGAGTGGCGGTTGGCTGCATCTGAGCGCATAATGATGGACATGCGTAACCCTGACAGTAGTAGGTACAATCAAATCGCAGCACAGATGCCACCAGAGGTACTGGTTGAGATGTTTGACCTGGATTCCAAGGCACAAGAGGACTATCCAACGCTGACCACCACCATTAAGCAGGAGCTGAAGAAGGAATGGAATGAGGTCTTCGAGCCCATGGTCCGCTATAGACTTCCGCAGGGTAGTGGATCAGGTAGACCCTTGGAAACCCTTTACGACGAAGCAGCATTCCCTTCTGAGCTGACTGATGTACAGGCCAGTCAGTACTGGAGTAACACAGAGGTGTTGAATTTCTCGTCAAACAATGATGTGAACAGGCAGCAGCCTATTGGTCAACTTCGAATGCTGGCTATCCAATCTTTGGGCAGCCAAGGAATCCAAACAATAAAGGGTGACTTCTTAAAGCCTGAGTTCGCTAGAGGTGCTGCGTTTTGGATCCAAAAAAAATATGTCAAGTTTAATGAGTTGACTGGAAACTTTTCCAAAGGTGCCGCCAATCCCGCCGACGGTACTCTAGTCTCCTTGATTGATCAGATGGTGAGGGGTAATCCGTATGCCAACATTGAGGTGTCAGGAATAGGAGTGATTGATGATCGCAATGACATCTTGATGGTCCAGCCTGTAGGTCACACAACACCTGTTGCAATCTCTATGGATCAGACCAAACGTACACCAAGTGAAACACAAATTTTGTCTAACGTTCAGCAGGCATTGTTAAACGCTAACCCACCAAGTTCTTTGGAGCAGTTGCTAGGTTTGGTAGACCCTAACCCACTGGGTGTGCGACCACCAAATCAAGGACGACCAGGAAGTGGAAGTAGAAATTAAAGGATGATTACAGAATCAACAGGGGTCACAGGACCATCGACACTCTACAACGTCCAAGATTTTGCTGCTCAAATTAGGCAGCAAAGCCCTGGTACTTATGATAACATGAGTGATGAGGAGGTAGCTCGATCTATTGAGGAGCAATACCCAGTGTATCAAGGACAGATTGATTACGGTGTGTCCGATCCTTTAAAAAAAAAAGACGAGACCGCAGTTGGGGGGACCCCACAACTTTCTCCGCCTCCTTCGGTAGAAGCGGCAACTTCTTTGGACTCTCCTTCCACATTGGATCCAGGGTCTATCGAGCAGGATGTACCTGGTCTTAATTACGAAGGTCCGAACTACGAGGGTCGAAGGAGAGATGCTGCTCAGTCAGCTCATCAGCTTTTAGTAGACTCTCCGTTTGATTCGCGGAAATTTAATCAGGCTGATGTCATTGCGGGATCGCTTGAGGATGTCAATGCCTACGAGCAGGCTCTAAAAAGTCCAGAGGCTTTTTACAGTCTAGCTGAGATTGCTGGGGTCGATGTGATTTCGCGCAGCCAAAAGCTTTTCAATTGGAATGAAGAGCAGGGCCAACAGGTTAATGACATCATGCAGCAGGTAGTCTTTGGAAACACCCCTGCGTTTGAAGGGTTCGGTGCCATCGGGGACTTGGCTATGCAAAGCCCTGATATCCTGCAGCAGATGAACATCAGTATGTTCCACGAAGGCAGTGCTGAAAACAACGCGAAGAATTACAAGGGTATGCTGTACTGGCGGGACAATGAAGGCCGCCCTGTTGATGCGCCTGAGATTCCTGCCGAGTCTATGATGTTCCCTAACAAACAGATGAAGTCTAGGGCTGAGCTGAAGTACGAGGTCTCTCAGTATATGGAGAAGACCTTGTATGATTCCCTAGCCGAACAGTACCTGAAGATGCTGCCTACGGAGTATCAAACAGATGACGCGTACATCGAAGGTCTTGAGCAGTACTTCCTGGAAGAGTATGGTACTATGCTCGACATGGATAAGGATGGCATTGTAGGCAATGTACCTTTTGCCCGTTGGGAAGGCTGGCAGATGTATGGTGGTGATGGACGAAATGGTACTGGCGGGTTCCAGTTTCCTGTACCTAAGTGGACGGGATACGTAGCCGATATGCTGGAAGCGGGGGAAATGGATCTGCTTTCTGCATGGGCTATGCTTTCAAATGATCCCCAACTTGCAAAGGACTATGCTAAGCGGGCCGAAGAAACCAGGGGGACCACGCGACAGTACGAGCAGGGGATTACTGAAGCTGAGTTTCAACAGAAAGCAGAGCAGGCAATGGGGGGATTCCTAGAGGCGGCCCCAACCATGAGCCTCCTCGTTCCATCTGGTGTGGCCCTAAGTATGACGGGTATTGGACCGACCTGGATCGTAGCACTCACTGCTTTAGAGGGGGCGACTTTACATACGGCAACAACGGCTGCTCGGTATGTAGACAGCCCGTACTTCCAGACATACACCAACCCTAAAACAGAAGAGGTCCTTGACTACGAGGGCTATATGCAGTTCCAGCAGGAAAACCCTGATTCAAAAGTAGAGTGGGGCACGGAGGCTAACCCCAACGCCAAGAATGGTTTCTTGAGCAAAGTCTTTCTAACCAACTTCGTGGTTGATGGCGTAACAAGCCTGGCTTTTGTTCGTGGACTGCGCAGCATTGCGCCAAACAATGTCACAGGGGCAGGAATGCAGTGGTGGAAGCACCACCTAATCGCTTCAGGCATCAGCGTACCTCAAGGTGCGACCATTGGTGGAGTCGTAGCCATGCAGCAATATGCCGATGAGCAAGAGCTTGCAGGGAGGACAGCTACCTGGGCCGAGCTTAGGGAGGTTGGCGTTGAAGCTGCTGTAAGAGGCGGAGTTTTGGCTGGTGGCATGAGCTCTGCAGGTGTGATGACTGGCATTGCACTGTCTAGAGACTCGTATGGGCGGGGTGGTCGCAACCTAAAGTTTCATCAGACCGAGATGATCCTTCGTAAAGAGTTACTCCGTGAGGATGTAAGCACTGCTTACAAGCAGAGGATGGAGCAGCAGTTGAGGGATCTATACAACACGCCCAATACTAGCAGGCTGTTGCAGGATGAAGAGTTCTACGCAAACATGAATCCTGAGGATATTGAAGCCCTTCGAGTGATTAGCCTAGAGCAGACCGATCTACTAAGAAAGCTTCGCGTCTCTACAGAGGATGAATCCGAAGTGCTCAAGGTTAAGTTCGAAGAGCTCACTGTCCAGCGCAATAAGCTAGAGATGTTTTATGAGAGGGGAGAGAACGAAGTTCCTCTCAAGCCATTGCAAGATGGTATCCCTGAGCGAGATGGATCTCTCTACTTTGTACCTCGTGAGAAGGATCAGAAGGTTGTGCCCCTGTATCCTCTCACCACGCGACCATATGCTCGGTGGTATGAGGAAGCTAAGAGTAGCTCAGCTTCTTTAGATAGGCTGGTACTAGATAGGTGGAGTCAGGAGCCTGACGCTAAGCGTGGCTTACGTCCTCCGTTGAACAAAGGCATGGACCCAGAGGTGCTGTATAAGCTGTTAGGCACACAGACAGAGGACTACCTCAAGAGGTATCAAGACGCCCGTGTTGGTAGGGGTGGGATGTATGATCAGATTTTAGCATGGGGTAAGGGCCTTACGGAAGCTGAGCTTGACCTTCTGCCTAAGGATTTCCCTAGAACCACAGACGGATTTCTCAGCTATCTGCTCCAAGCTGTCCATGCTTCAGAGCGCAATGACTTCATCTACAATAAGGCGGAGACACAGAAGAGGCGTCAGACTTTGATGTCGAAGAAGCAATTGCGGCAGGATGAGCAAGATGAATTGGATCGCATCAACAGTCGGTCAGGTAGTGGCCTTACTGATGAAGCAGCAGCACAGTTCCTCAAGGCACTGCCTGATGAGCTGCTTACTTCTTTTGAGGAGCTCAACAAAGTTTTGCGTAAAGACTTTGACAGCAATTGGGAGATCATGTATGAGGGCGGCTTTCTCAGTGAGCAAGCATATGTTGACGGCAAGGCCCGATTTAAAAACTACATCCAACTCTATGGATCAGAGGTTGATTCGGACGGTGTACCCGTTAGCACTGGAGCCTACCCCAATGTACCTAAGCAGTTTTCAGAAAGGTATCCTTACCGAGAGTCCATGGGTAGGGAGGGGCAGATCACTGACGTAATCGGGCGCATGGTGCAACAGCACGAACGTAACTACATCTTGGCTGCCAAGAACAAAGTCATGCAGAGCTATTGGGATTTCTTCAACGAATATCCTGACTCCTCATACCGCACCTTCACCAAAGAAAGCTACGAAAAGCATATGCAGTATGGCTTCAAGGATGACCCTGTCGGTCCGATCCGCGACGTCAAGGGTAACCTTGCCCCTAATGTGCTGCTCAGCTTTAAAGATGGCCAGGAACATTACATTATGTTCTTAGACAAGGAGGTGTCCAAGACAAACCGTGATCGCTATCAGATGTATAGGGATGCCAGATCTAGAAGAATGGGCAACCGCCCGATGTTTGATCGGGTGGAAAGGGCACGCGATGAGGACATGGTCACTATCCCTGGTCACAGGTTTGTCGATGAAATAACCAACGCTAGTCCACGCGAAGCGAATTCTATGTTGGGAATGACTAAGTCATTCTTTCAGTTTACTTCTAAGTTTAGGAAGACATTTACCTCGTACAATCCTTTGTTTGTGACCTACGCTCCTGTCAGGGACATCGTATTCGGCTATCACAACGCATACGTGAACACGCAAAAGCAGTTTGGATGGGGACTAACTGACGCTAAGGGCAACCAGCTCAACAGCTCGACGGTCTTAGCAGACGTCACAAAGAACATTCCTATGGCTATGTACGCTGTAGCTAGAGACGAGTTCAATACCACTGGTTTGTTCAGAGGTGTAAAAGATCCAAACCTATCGCGCAAGCATCACAAGTATTGGAATGAGGCAAAGCAAGACGGACTTGTCACAGGTTATGGTCACCTCGATGATATGCGTAAGATCCAGCAGCAGCTAGATCGGGAGACTGACCCTTCGAAGAGGTACGACAAAGCCCGTAGCGCTTTCGATCGAGCCAACTTCTTCAAGATGATTGAGGCCATGAACAATACGGCAGAGAATGGCGTAAGGTTTGCCAGCTATATGGCATTGCGAGATCAAGGGGTAAGCAGGGAGTACGCTACAGCATTTGGTCGCGACTTCTCCGTAGACTTTAATCGAAAGGGAAGTATGACTGATCAACTTGGTCAGTGGTACTGGTTCTTTAATCCTAGTGCAGAGGGACTAGACAACTTTGCCCGTATGGTTACAGCCAAGAAACCTGAGCTGGATATGGATGGTCAGCCAATCAAAAACCGCAGGCAGATCATGCAGAAAATGACAGCGGCAGGGGTTGCGTTTGGAGCATTCCTAACGGAGTGGAACATGCTCTTCGGAGATGTAGATGAGACGGGGATTCCTTACTACGATCAGCTTGATCATACCACCCTTCAGCGCAACTTCGTTATTATGCTACCTGGAACTGATGGAGAGATGCTTAAGTTCCCTAAGCCGTATGCCGTAGGGTTCTTTACTGACATGGGCCGTGAATTAGTTGAGACTATGAACGGAAGGCAGAGCATGTTGGAGGCAGGTGGAGATATAGTCACAGGGATCAAGCACAACTTTAGCCCCTGGATGATTACGGATCACTCTTATGCTGAGGATGCAGCACGGTCACCTAGTCCTGATCTTTCCAAAGAGATGTTGGATGTTGTGCTACCCAGTTCCCTGCAACCTATCGTTGACCTAGCGACTAACGAGATGTACAATGGTATGCCTATCGAGCCAGAGTACCTCAGTAAAATGTCGAACGCAGAGCGCAGTCGTATGGCCCCTAGGCCTGTGCGTGAGTTTTTTCAGATGCTGAATGTCAAGACGGGGGGTGATGACTACCGCTCTGGAGGAGTCGATATGAATCCTGACTACTTGTGGTATCCTATTCAGTCATACATGGGGGGAGTCTATATGACATTCAACAGTGTAGGGAACTGGTACTCCACAAAAAAAACCATTGCTAGTGGGCAAGGGGCCTTGCAAGCTGAGCTGGATGCAGTCAATGAGCAGATCAATGCTGAGCAGTTCTACATACACATGCATACTGGTGAGTATGTTAAGGAGAGTGATATCCCTGCCAAGGAGAAGAGCCTATATATTAATCAAGAGCAAGAGGTTCGCGGCGGTGCAGAATTAATTCGTCAGATCGTAGAAACACCTAGTCGCTTGTTGAATGCTAACAACACGCCTGTTGTTAGGTACTACTACGAGGAGGCTCCAAACAATCAGATTGCACAGCGCTACTACGAAACACTAGAGCGCCTGGTCCCGCAGCGAAATCAGATTACAGACTTTCTAGACTGGGAGAAGTATGAGAGCATGACGGAACCTTCGAGGGATGCAGTTGACGGACGTGTATTCAGTGATGACGCTGACGTATTCGATCGTAACGAAGCATACATCATGGCAGGCTTGGTACAGCAAGAGCTCAACTCGGTGATGGGTGGAGGTGAATTTTCACTGAAGCGTGATCTGAGTGGTATGAACCGTACAGGCATGGGTACAATACGTGCTGGCATTAAGCGTCAGATTAATGAGCTTGACTACACTTGGAATTCTCCAGACAGTACTCGCAATAAATACTACAAGCTCAATCAAGAACTAGCTGCTCATGATGCTAGAACTGAGACACTCATGATTCTCTTTCTTCGTTATGCAGATCAATACCTTAAGCCTGATCCCTGATGCCACAAAAAATAAAGGAAACAAAGGTTGGTCAGTGGCTACGCGAAAAGGCCCCCTCTGTCCTCGATGTGGTGGGCGATGTACTGCCCGACCGAGGCGTGCTGGGGGTGGTGAAGAATCTGGTGGACAAGGATCCTACCCTGGACAGCGAGAGCTTCCAGGCAGTCATGGACGCAGAGGTAGAGGCTCAAGAGAATGTCACCGAGCGATGGAAGGCAGATGCGCAATCGGATGTAAAGCTGGCGAAGCTGATCCGCCCCGTTACACTTATTTCCCTTTCCCTTTTCTATATGACTCTAACTATATGGGACGGCATTGATCCATCGTTTATGCCGCCAGAAAACTACATCAACCTGTTAGAGATTCTCATGCTCACGGTATTCGGAGCATACTTCGCGGGGCGAACAGTAGAAAAAGTCAAGCGTTGACCATGACCGCCAGGCCAAATACACAGATAATAAATTCAATCATCTCACAAAGGTACATAACATTCGCTTAACATTATGAATCTCGACGACAACACCAGCATGGGGATCAACATCAAGTGGTTGATTCAAATTGTCTTGGGCGTAGGTGCTGCAGTCACCTTATACTTTACCATCATGTCTTCGCTGAATAACCTGGAGCTTGAAACGTTGCGACACAACCAGGAGATAGAACTGAACTCTGACTTCAGGGTGAAGTGGCCACGAGGAGAGATGGGCAGCCTACCTGATGATGCGGAGCAGAACTTAAGGCTGACGCATGCTGAGAAGCGCATTGCACACCTAGAGATTCTCGTGGACGAGCTCAGGCAAAAGGACTGCAATTGAAAAGGGAGGCCGTTGCCCCCCTCTTCTTCGCAATGTCAACCAAATCTATGCGCTTGTCTCGCATGAGGAGCAATGTACGCATCAACTTTTGTATAATGTGTAAAGAGGGAGCGGCTTTGACCCTGCCTGCTCCCTCCCACTAACATCACCTGATCTCCATAATCCGCACCCCGATCAGGCAAGGGGTGTGCTGGATGGCGACACTAAGGTATGTCCTCGTTGCTAATACTACAAATGTAATATTCTGCTGGATGTGTGTAGGTCTGACAGTACCCCATGACTCGATAACTATCAAGGGTTTGAAGATCCTCTAAGCACAGCTTAGTTATCATGTCTTGCCTACCATGACGTCGATACACCTTCTTGTATGCGTCTTTGCGCGGAACAGTGGCAGAAAAGTCTACGTTCTCTTTGCAGTAGTCAGCCAGGTCTTTACGATCAACGACTACAAACCCTGCTAGTTCTGGCATATCAAATGCAATCGTAGTGGCTTCACCAAACAGCCAGCCTTTCTTGCCATTGACATTCTTAAACTCCACCCAAATTTCATCAGGCAGATTATTGCCTTTGACGTCCACACCCAAGTCATCATGCCAATAATCAACATGCATAAAGATGTCTTCACCCCGTGATGACTTTCGTATTTCAGGGTTGGCACGTTCGTACCTCTTCGCTGCGTTATTACCACGCTGCCAACTGCGTATCCTACTGAGGTTTTTGTCCAAAATACTCCTCGTGTTCTCGAATGGATTGTCTAACTAAATCCACTTCAATATTAATCCACTGCCTCCACTCAGTCAGCTTGCTGGCCACCACCTCCCTATCGGTGATTGGGAGTCCGTCATCCCCATGCAAGCCTTCATACAAATCCGTAGTGGCTGTATGAATCCTGTCACATGCCCCTCGAAACAGCTCACTCAGTTCCTTCATCCTGCATCCGTTTTATATCTGCAATGACACTATCAATTTGCGACTTATTCTTTGCAATATATACTGCGCACGTCTTGTTATTATCAACAAGATGCTTCAGGAAAAGCTTCCATCGCATAGGGAAGTCATGATGGGAATGCACATAACCTTTCGTCTCGATGACCCAGCTCTCATCCTTTGCAACGAAGTCAGGGGTGTACCTTATAGGCAGCTGTATAGTGTCAGTGCGATCGCTAAGGTCTTTGCGCTTAGCAGTCATCTTCAGGTATCTACCAGGGTATCTGAACTTCTCTGCCAGTAAATACTCCTTGCCCTCGTACTCAAATGCTAGGCCAGCGGCGCGAAGTTGATCATTGCAATACTTCTCAATCCCACTTTTAAACTTACCTAGATTCTTCTTTCGACTTGGCCTCCGAGCCCCTGCTTTCTTCCTCATTGTCAGGCAATGTAGTAAGAAAATCGACGTTATTATCTATTGGCGATTGATACATATCCCAATTCATTTTATCTAACATCTTGGTCTGCTCACCAAAAGTGCTGAAGTCGATCTTAGAAACCAGTGGCTTCAGTCCAGACGAAGTAAATCCTGTATGCCGACTGTTAATGAGCAAGGTCAAAGGATCTGCCAGCGGTGTAGGCTTGCCTCCTGTCTCAGTCGTTCTTACTTTTCGCACATGAACCTCACTCAGCTGTCGAATGTGCGGGTCAGGAGCCTGGACCTTTCTGTGAATGGTCAGGAAGCAGTCCGCCCTGTTCACAAACTTACCGCCGCCCTCTGTGTCCTCCGCATAAGGAGCGCTAGGCAATCCATCAGCCCCTTTCCTACGTTGAGCTTCAGTGACTGCGTGCATATTCAACCACACCGCAATGTTGTTGTTGGTGCTGAACGTAAGGAATGCAGTAGCCGCTTCGTAGTGATAGTCGTGGGTGTTCTGCATCTCCGATCTTCTAAGATCCAAGCGCAGGCTATTGTATGGGTCTACAAAGACACCATCAATCTTATTGTAATGGTGAACCTTCTCCATAAACAGGAGGATATCCAAGTAGCTGTACACCTTGGTGTTGCTGACGATATAGAAATGCTTCTTGACCCAATCGTAGCTGTTCTTCTTCTCGCTGTAGGTCATGCTGGACACGGGCTTATCAGCAGCCATCTGCATCAACGTCATCTTCACGGACGCAGTCTTGTTCTCAGCACTGTAGATTAACCACTTCCAGCCATGACGAATTGCACTGTTCACGATGAGGTACAGCGCAGTGGTGGTCTTACCTACGTTGCTATGCCCGTTGATGATGGTCAACTCTCGCTTGTACCTGAAGTACTTATCCCAGGTCTCATTGCCTGACTCCAGGCCATGCTCAATACGCCCCTCACTGAAGTCATCGATCCAGTGGTAGTCATCTTCATCACTACTGATGAATGACATGTCCCCATCCATGACCTCCATGAGTCGCACTTGCTCCTCCTCTTCCTGAATGATCTCTCTGATGGGGCGCGTCTTGCCATACTCTACTCCCTCTTGTATGGCATCGATGGCATTCTTTTCGCTGCTTATGTTACGCTTCAGGATCTCTCGCAATAGGATGCGGTGAACCTCGTCCTCCTCGATCTTACCTGCCGCCACATAACCTCCGCAGAGGGTGGCTGCTTTGATTAAGACATGGTGCTTCTCACCATCGGCAGCATTCTGTATCATGCGTACAGCTATCTGCAGTTTCGTATAGTCTGTGGTGCTGACTGACGGTGCAGCAGGAGGGGCGTTTGCTACCTCCTCACTTACAAACTTTCCAAAGGGGGCACACTTGCCCTTGATTATGATGTCGGGGTCATAGCTCTCCCAGCATGCCCGACTTTCATTCTTGCCTGACTCATCTAAAGCCAAGCCATACCTCTCATCGAAGTACCTGACCAGCGCACGAAAGTGATCGCGGTGCCTCTCAGGGTTTGTTATTTTGGTGAGGGCTTTTATGCCATCACCTGACGGTGATATCCAGCATGCCTGGATGTGCTCATCCATAGCAAGCGCAGACTTCGTCGCCTCTACGTCAACGTGATCAAAGTCTAATACGATAAGACCATTGTGGTCCTGTATACTCTCGTCTGATCGTGACTCAAATGTCCCACTGAACAGGACCGCAGGGAGGTCTTTCTTCCTCTCTTTATTCCCCTGTCGTACCGCTTCCACGGTCATACGAGACGCCCCATCCCGAATCCTGTTCAGTATGACTGACAGGTCCCGATACTTCGGGTCGCTCGTCTCGAATATTGTCTTGAATATGGTGACCTTCATCCCGTGCAATCATTAGCAGGATGATGTACCCCGCCAAGTCGAGTAGGGTATCCTCCGTATGATCATTTAAGCCAGCGTTCTTTATGCGCTTAAGCTTATCGTCAATACGGTTTCGTATCCCATACTCGGCGTTGGCGGAAGAAAAGATGTTCAGAGGGGACAGCGCACTGTCACCGTAAGCATCGTTCTTTTCAAGGAGCAACTCTCTAACTTTGCTAGTCGCTGCTACTATCTGGTCTCTTCTTGTCATCCAAGGTTTGCTGCGATTTCCCTAACTCCTTTACCACTGTGACACTTTTAATATTCAGTAGGCGCTGCTTCACCTTGCTCTTACCATAACCCTCTATCATCAACCTAGTGACAGTCTTGCTGTCGTATTTCATAATGTCGAGGGGATCAGTAAAGCAAGACACCGCCCATGATTTAAAGGTCTTGAAGTGCTGTTTCTTTTTAACCTGCACCGTCAGATCAAGGAGGTAGATCGTCGCTTTAGAACGGCAGGTCATCTGCCAGTGACGCCTTCTTTGAGGCAGCCTTATCTCGCTGCTCCTTGGCACCCTCACTGTTCGGGTCCCATACTCTGCAGCAAGACTTGCCAGACTTAGATACAAAGAGTGTCACATACACATTGCCACCGTGCCCCTCTTTATTAGTAGTGGTGACGTAGTTCTCAAGCATGTCTTTCAACTCAGCTGCTTTGAACTTCACTCTCCAAGACTTGCAACTCCCGTCTTCATCTTGCTTTTGGGGGTCAGTCCAACCCATCAGAACACTGTCTGACTTGATCTCTTCGCTCATGGCTATAAAAAATTTAGTGACAGCAAGGTAATTAATATCACGTATAACAAAACGTCAAACTGAGAATCGTCCATGGCCTCTTTGTTCACTAGGTTCTGTTGACAACCACGTCTTGATGTTGTCAAGCGCCTCCTCAAACTTCATCTCACCATTGAACAAGGTCTGCTCGGTACAGGTAACTACGGCAGGAAAGAAAGGTGCTGACTTCTCCTGTATTAGCCATAGGAATTGATTACGAGGGAAGACCTGCATATAGATGTATGCCTGGATGTCATAGCTCCATGACTGCACATCCCACTTAAACTTAGATGACTCCCTTCCGACTGTCTTGCTGTCCAAGATATAATCGTCATGTAAATAGTCTAAGAATCCTCTCAAGGGTACGTCATGGACATCAACGTTGAACTCCACCTGAGCCTGTCCGCCTGTCAGATACTGATCTATCAACCCCTCGTTACCTAGGCGCTCGATCATTTGCAGGGCCTCCTGGTGATCACTAGCCTTGACAAGCTCTTTGCCACTATCCTCTGTCAGCATAGCGACCACCTGACCGTACTCTTTGGTTGCTGTAGGCCTGCTCTTGGAACGGGTCTCCTTACTGCAAGCAGCCAAGACATCCTCTTCGTGCAGGATCATATACCTACTATCAAATTCGTCAGGCGTCAGTAGCATACAGTCGTAAAGCGATCCAAAGTTCAAAGCCGTAGACTCTTTCTTCATCTCACCACGCATATACATCTCCCACTTCCGCATGTCACCGAGGGCATACTTGATTGATGAGTACGACAAGTGTCCCTTACCGAATCTCTCTTGTAATAATTCTCTCAAGCTCATCGTACAAACTTTTTAATCTTTTCAATGTCTTGCTCAGAGAGCTTGTCCTTGTACTTATTGATCATACTCTGAGATGTTTTTTCCTTAGCCGTGACGTTCGGAAGAGTCTTGAGGTAGTTGATCGTCGCATCTACAATGGCACTTGGGTCATTGGTATCTACAGCTGCATGCTTAGCAGGAGCAGCAGCAGGTGCAGCTTCTTGTTTCACAGGAGCTTTGTCATCCGCATCATACAGATCCTCCTTGGTCCACAGTTGTAAGCCCAGCCCATGCATAGCTATGGCTTTTACCATAGCACGTTGGACTGTCTTGTTGACGTCGAAGCTGTTCATCTTGTCGATGGGGATAGAGTTGTTACGGAAGTCCATAACAGGTAGGTCTACGACATGCTCGGTCCCCTTCACTGTAACACCCACCTCCACATAGGCAGTGCGTCCATCGGTAAAGAAGTTGAGGCCTGTCGATTCATCCTTGTACACCTGCCTAGTTGAGTCAGGGAACTCAGTCATCAGCATGTGCCACGCGTCCGCCCAGGATATGTACTCAACTTTACCTTTCTTTCTTACACGAGGGCGAACATCAATTTTATTGAGGCGCGTATACACAGAGGTCGTCGTGCGTGGCGCACGTGGTTTCTTAGGTTCACTCATTGATCAGGGACATAAATGTTTCATAGTCTACTTTGCCGTACAGTTTTTTCAAAGGGACCGACACGATGGATCCATGATTGACCTGCTGCTTCTCAGCGTCAGGCAACACGAGTACTGGCAGAGTCTCATCTGAATTCATTAGCTCAAGCTGTTGCTTCAGCGATTCGATCTGTTTTGTTTTAGGCTGCACTAAGCCTTTGCGTACCATCTCTACACGAACCTTGTTGGATACTGCACTGAAGCTGCGGTCAGGGAGCATCTCGTGCAAGCGGAGTAGGGTTGGGGACGTGGAGGACACACCACCGTTACTCTCCTCTAGGATATCAGCAAGGTGATGGTGGACAACAGCCAATTCATGGGATGTCCAAGACTTTTGGGATAAACTCATTTTAGGTTTGGGGTTTGGGTTTTAGTCATTCAGGTTTGCATCAATAGCTTCTTCTCTGATGCCATGTAGTTTCTTGAGTACAACTGAAGGTGAGTGGCCTTGAATGAAGCCCTCGAAGGTGGTGAGGAACTCTCTCATCAGCTTGCGGGCTGCCGCTGCCTTCTCTAAGTCTGACTCTCCATTCTCCTGTGTCGCTCGTGCCAGACTCCTGACGACCACGTTATCAGAGTCAACCAACTGATCCATGACTGTCTTGCACTGCAAGCCAAAGACCTTGTCGGATTCAAGGAGCTCGTTGCTCTTGCGAAGGCTGGATATTACTGTGCTATGACTGCGACCATTCAGCTCGGATCCTATTTGAGTGTAGGTGGGGGAACTTAGTTGGCTGCGCAGCATAACATATGCATGGCGTGCGGTTATGATACTGCTGTGGCGTGATGAGCCCTTGAGATCCGAGGGGGACACCATGAACACTGAACACACAGAGTTCATAACAACGTTTGCAATAACGGTTTCTGTTTTAGACATACTTATTTCACTTGTTTGTGCTATGATCCTCACTCTGCACGACCTCGCTTGGCTGTGTAGTTTTTCGAGATGCTTGTTGAAGCTTCCACTCTTCATGAATATCTGGTATTACAATGAGACGACCTATGGTTGTGAGGCACAAGTACCTCATGTTATCGACGTTGTTTTTGTAGTTATCCCTGAACCAATGAGGTGCCTTCCGTGGGTTGTATTGGACGGCAACAAATCCCTTGGGGTCAGGTAGGGTGTGCTCATGGCGGGCCTTCACCTCCAGGTGATCGCACTGCACCCATGCACATACTGTCTTACTCTTACCTAAGTAAATACCCTCTGCTGTTTTAGCTTGGTTACGCAGCTGGCACCCGTACATATCTAAAGTGACATCTTCAGGGTCGTAGTATTTTACGTCATCACCATGCCGCACTTGCCATCGTTGATAGTTAGGGCCAGCGGCAAGGTGGAATCGCACCTTGTACTTTTTTTCTTTCATATTAATTTCATTACCATGAGGGCAAGGAGGCACAGAAATATTCCTGCCCATCCAATTGCTGTGAAGTCAAGATCTTCCATCGCTCATGTCAATTGTTTGTCGCAAACTTATAGGGTAATTGTCGATACCTGCAAATTATTTTTTGTTTTTCTCACGAAGTTCCTTGTAGATATGGCGAAGGCTGTCATGGATTTTATGCTTGCCACCTTTGAGACCATAGTATTTCTTGACGGTGCTGATCTTCCAATTCCTGTGAGGCTTCATACTAATGGGCCCACAGTACATCCTCATGTCTCTTAGGTGGATCAGTAGATTCCACACAGCGTGCTTCATCTTCACTCCATCTACAATAATTGTTGGCGCGTTTTCATCTTCAAGCGCAGCCCAGAAGGGTGCGGTCTTGTCTACTTCATTCTGTCCAGGGTCTACTTTGGCTGTCATACTGTTTGAGTTTTGCGTTATACGTGGCAACTGTATTGCTCAGCAACTTAGCCAAGCCTTGGTTAGTCGGGTCGTCTTTAAGTTGTTCGGTCATGTACTCTACCTGAGCCCATAGATCATCAAGTTGTGCCTTGGACACAGAAGATGTGTCGGGTTTTTCTTCTGCTCTGACATCACTGTATGTTAGCTCATCAGGACGGATTGGGGTGACGGGTAGGTTGCTGTTGAAGCAAGCACCAGTGCATCCTGCTGGGCCTGTCGGGTGGCCACACTGGCCGCAACCTACACTCTGTTTTATCTTACTCATAGGTGTTGTCCTTAAGAATTTGGAAGACCATGCGTGGTACATAGTCTCGGAACGCAGTGTCTTGCTCCCTCAGCCACTTGCTGATGGCCTCCGTGTCCTCGTGCTTGGAGAACTTGCTTGCCAACTCACGCATAGGTGGGCCGTCTATGTCTCCATACCTATCGCCTGGGGGAAGATGCTTGTTGCCTCTCTTGGCATCAGCGGAGATGGCTTTGGCACGGAGGCGTACTCGCTCTGCTACGTGCTTGTCAAGGTGTTTGGTGCGGGTAAGGAATCCTGCCATATTATTATTAGTGATGTGTTGCGATCTTGCCGTTATTCCAGCCGTAGAACATCTTCTTCACACTCTCCGCAGGGAAGTAGTGGGTGCAGCTGTCGTCGATGTCAAGCATTACTGGGTGTGATGATTCAAGGTCACGCACTACCTCAGCGAGGGAGTCGTAGCAATAGATGAGGTTGTTGACGTAGTAGGTGGTGTCGAGCAACTTGCTTTTGTCGTCGAGCAACCGAGCCTTGATGCGCTGCGCGTCGATGGAGATGGTCTCCTCAGCCAGGTGCATGGCTGTATGTTTGGCACAGACCATGTCTACTATGTCATTCATTTGATCATACACTACGACCTGATGGTCAATAGACTTACCGAGATACGTCTGGATGAAGAGCGTTTGAGCTGACTGGAACTCGTCTAGCGGGTCCGAGTCTCCGAGGTCAACTTCAACCTTGTGCCAGAACTTGTGAGGACATTCTGTGTGCTTGAACTTGACATCCTTCATGGGGACCATCATCTCCTCTGCGAGGTTCGTGTAGTACTCCACCATGCTATGCATCCACTGGTCTACGTAGTCCTCAACCATAGCCTTTGCGTGCTCAGGGGATTCCTTATCTGAGATGCGGTCACAGTTGGTCTCCGAGTAGCCCTCGTACATCCCTCCAATCGATTGTAGGATGAAGTAGTGAGGGGTCTCATGTAAATTAGGTAATCTCATTCGTTCTTGTATCGTTTAGTGAGTTCTCTCTTCGGGGTACGGAACATCTCGTCGCACATCTCGACCTCGTTGAAGGAGTCGCCATTGCGAAGTGTCGTGGCGAGGGTGTCGAGCCATTCGGCTTCATACCCCTTGACCCTCCTGTCGAATCGCTCTTCAAGGATAATGATTGCAATGTCTTGCAGGCTCTTGCGCTCAATCTCACGGACTACTCCGTCGATGCGCTCTTGTTTCCAAATACTCATTTCGCTTTTCGTATCCTGGCCTCGATGCCGTTCATCTTCTCTCCCATCACCCACCCGAAGACGAATGTCTTGAGGTCGTTGACAAAGTTCTCCATCTCCGTGCCGTCATCAGGCAGCGTGTCGGTAACGTCATGGTCGAGTGCATCCCAGATGTCACCTACCAATTCCTCATGCTCTTCGAGTACATCGCTGATGCGCTGGTACTGTTTTCGTTGCTCTTTGCTGAGCATGTCTGTCTTCGTTGTTATGTAGTAGCTCATAGTTGTGAAGTGCTTGCGTAAATTTCTAACAGCTCTTTTGAGGTCACCTTCTTGAAGGAATCTTCCTTGATGGTGAGGTTGGGTGAGTCCTTCCAGCGTTCCCTCTCTTTCTTACGAGCAGATCGGATGTTGGCAGCTTGGCTAGAGTTCCAACCGCCTTCTTCGAAGTTGTATATGTAGTAAGGCATCACACGTGCATGTCTCCGTAGTCCCAATCAATGGTGGTGATTTCTCCATCATTGTACTCATAGATGTTACCCTGACCATCCGCACTACGTAAGTAGTCTTTCTTGAGTTTGTCAAGTTCCCAAGGAAACTTCGAGCAGAATCGTATGAGCTGCACTCGGATACTCCGTACATCCATGTCCTTGATGAGTGCGTTGGGCAATGTACCCAGGCGGCTTGTAAACAAGATGGCGTACTCACTTTCCAGCTCACCCTTTAGCATCAGCTGTGTCTGCATCTGCGCTACTTCCTGAAAGATGGACTCTCGTGGCGGCAGGCCTAGATATTCACCCTCTCGGTCATAGGGTATGTAGTAATATCCTGACGATGCAAAGTTGTGTAGCATATCAAAGGTCATGATGCAATTACCATACGTCATTGCTTCTCCAATGGCCTGAGCCACGCGGTCTGTTCTTCTTCCTCTCTTCATGATTTGTCTCTTCGGGGGGTGAAATAGTCTTTGAGTTCGTGCAAGGCAGCAGCACACTGCTTCAAGTCATCTGACATCGGCACCATCAACAGCTTCTGTAGGTTCAGGTGCTGGTTCATTGCTGCGGTGGCTCGAAGGAACAAGTCTTCTGCTTCTTGCTTGGTAAGCGATCGTGACTTCTCTTCCGTCATCTCACTGATGCGGCCTTCATAATACCTTGCCTTGCGCTTGTCACCTCTAGCTTCTGCTTGAGCTAGGCGCAGTTTGAAATACTCCAGCTTAGGGAGTCGGGGAGTTTCTTTACTCATGGTTTATCTGTTTACTGGTACACCTTTGTCATGTAATCCTTTTAGCATGAATTTTTCTACGTGTTCATCCCAATCCATCTCTCGATCTTCACCAATGCCATACTCTTCATCAGGCAGTTGATGGTCCATCACGAATTGGGTGGCGAGCATCTCCACGATGACGCACATGGAGAAGGAGAAGTCTATGACTCTGCCTATTTGGCTCCATGTGTAGGCTATGACTAGCCTGATGTCGGCTTCTTTCTTTTGTTGTTCAGTCATGTTGTTAGGCGATGACGATATATACTGTCATAACTTTTCTATTTGATTTCTTGCAGTTGGACTTTATCCATGTTCAATTTTTTGCGGGCGCAGATTGCAGTCAAAATGTGTTGTAAATGCGCTTCGCTATTAGCGTATGATATGACACCAACTACGCCAAAATGATTGGTATATAAAAGTCTATACGGCTTGGGGACACAGTATTTCATGTTCATAGCTTACCTACTTCAAGTTCTGTAGATGTGTCGATTTCTCCGTTCTTGACAGGGTAGATGATGTACTGCCAATGCTCTGGCTCACCACAGTAGGATATGTTGATATCGATGTACTTACTCACGCCGAACCACAGGTCGTCGTCGCCATTGCTCATGGAGTCAATGACCTTATGGGGTATGGTGATATTGCCAAACAGCTTGCTTGGAATCATGACCTTGTCACCATGCAAGGCGGCCATGGCATTGGTCTCAATCTCTGCGAGCAGTTCTTCGGTGCTCAAGGTTCCCTCCTTGCTATTAATCATGCGGACATCCCGAAGGATGTTAAGGACTTTGTCTCTCATGTGTTAGTGGATTAGGGTTTTGACGTTCTTGTCTCCTTTGCCCGTGATACCTGAGCATAGCCCGCACCTTGCGCAGTTGGTGACGCTGAGTTCCTTGGAGGCAGGGCATTGCACCGCTGTCGAAGTGTCGTCAGGGTCGGTGCATACGAACGAGCGCCACCCTGTGATAGATGCGGCATCTTTGTCGGAGTGCGCCGAGGCCATGAAGTATGCCTTGTATGCCTGTGCCCATGGCTTGCGTGCCTGGTGGGTGTACCCCGTCCACTGCACCTTATCGCGCTTGGACAGCACGATGTCACCGACAAGTCCGATGTCGAGCAGGGATGGCTCACCGTATGTGCCGAAGCGGATGAAGTCCGCACGCTCTGCCATCTTCATGAGGGCAGCACGTTGCATTGGATTGATGCCTTCGTAGACATCCTCATTGCACAGGGACTTGAGCATGGATAGCATACCCGTGTACTGCCGTAGCTTGTGGGTGTAGCACTTGCCGTTGCCAGAGTTGTTGGACAGCGGGCAGTCGAGGCAGTTCGCCGCATCGAGGTCGAAGAACTGCTTCATACTGTGCTTGCCCTTGCCGTCGAGGTGTGAGCGCACGAGGGCAAACTGACGTAGGTCGAAGTGGTACGTCTGCAGGACTTGCATCCAGTCTTCTGCGATCTTGTCATTGCTCGTCTTGCCGAGGCGGATGACGTGCAGAACCTCGCCTTCATACCATGCGATACGCTTAGGCAGGCGGGTCTTGATTCTTTTGGGCATGGCTTTCGTTTCTTTTGTGTCTAGCATCTACAGCTTGGTTGTACAT